TCATTAATATCTGATATTCCCTTATTTAATAATTGCAACCAATCATAATGTTTTTGCGTTCCTTTTGCATTTCTTTCTGTCCCAGCTGCTGCTTTAATTGTTTGGTCAAAAAGCATTTTTAATTGATATGCTTCTGACCCTACGGCAAGATTTATTTTCTTTTGTATGTTTTCAAGTTCCTTAGAAGCTTTTATCATTTTGATAATCTCTATGGTACAGGCTGCTATGGCTATTCCTACAATAGCCCAAGGTGCTGCTGCCAGTATAGCATTTAAAGAAACAGCAACCACTTGTAATGCTGTTAAAGAAGCAGTAGCGGCAACACCACTTAATTGTAATGCCCATATACCAACAGCGGATGCCGCTGCCCGTGCCCCTAACGTAGCCAAAGCAGTTGTTAATCCACCAACAACCATTCCAAGAATACTTAAAAGTAAGGCCAATGGTCCTAATACGGCAAGGAGACGGGCAAAGAACAGTATTGTTTTCTGTGTACCACTACCTAACTCATTGAACCAGTTAATAGCATTTTTAATAGCATTTACCCACCTCTCCATAACAGGGAGCATTATTTTGGCAATAACAACACCTAATCTAATTAATTCTGCTTTCATTCCAGCCACTGCGGCATTCCAACGAAATGCTAAAGTCTGAGAAGCAATAAAGAAAGCCTTATCAAAATCTCCCATTGACTCAGTAACTTGTTTCATCACCTCTTCATTATACTTCATGTTTTGTCCTGTAAGGTTTAATGCTCCAAGTAACGCCCTTATATTTGGAAATACTTTGGACATGGATATTCCATACTTATCAGTCAACTCTCGTAATCTCATGAGAGTAGGCATTAATCCTTTATTCTTTAATGAGTCAAGTAATTCTTCAACAGATGATCCCATTTTCTTTAACGCCTTCTGCGTACCTACTGATGGATGCATCAATTTCATAAGGACGTTCCTTAAATAAGTAGCGGCATTGGAAGTAGAGGATGTAATAAGGGTCATTGCCGCTAATGCTCCACCTACTTGATCCAGTGACACTCCTAACTCCGCAGCAATAGGTAGTATTGTACCTAATGCTCTTGCCATTTCATTAGGTTCTCCTTTACCTTCCCTAACGGATGCTGTTAATATATCCATTGCACGAGCGGCACTTAATCCAGAAGCCCTGTAGGCATTCATTGCTGAAGTAAGGAAGTTTGCAATGTCTTTTGTTTCTCCTAATCCTGTGGCAGCTCCTTTTGCAGACATCTCAGTTATCCGTAAAGCCTCATTGGTCTTGAAACCTGAAGATGCTACATAATATAAGGTATCCGCTAATTCTAAAGGACCTTTAGCTGTTTTTTTACCCATATCCAAAATAGCTTGACTCCATTCTTCTACTTTAACTTTATTGATACCAACTAACCCTTCAATTTTAGACATAGCAAATTCAAACGCCTTACCCATCTTCATCACAGCGTTACCTCCTAGAATTAAAGGGGCCGTAAAGACAGTGGTAGCCAACCAACCAAAACTTCTCAGACGCATACTCATAGCAGAAATAGTCTTACCCATTGAAGCTGCCCCTGCCGCAGCGGCAGCCGTGCCACCTCCTCCAGCAACAAGAGGGGCTACACCAGCCGCTTTTTTTCCTGCTCCGGCACCAACTCCTGCTGCTGCATACGCCGTATTCAATCCATGTAATTCTTTCTTTAGCATCCTCACCTGAGTGGTTACCCTACCCAAAGATCGAACCATTTTGTTAGTTGCGGCAAGCATCTTCTTTTCATAAGTATTCATATGATTAGAAGCGGCAAGGCTTGCAAGATTTTTATCAACTCTTTGTATTGCCGCAGACACCGTACCCAACTGACGAACCATCTTATTTGAAGCAACATTAATCTTCTTTTGGAAAGTATTCATATCAACCACCGCTCGCTTCAGTCCGGAGGTTTCTGCCGTCAAAGTTGCTATTAATGTACCTAAGTTCATTCTACTTTCTTTTTAGGTGGTTTCTTGGGTTGAATACCAACTTTTTTATTCTGTGATTTTGCTATTGCTTCAAATACTTTTTTCATCTCCTCTACGGTTTGTTGCTGAACTTCCTCTGGAGCATCATAATCCCAGTTTGGAATGAAATCAGCTGCCGTATGTTTTGTGCCTCTTTTTGCATGAGCCCAAGTCATTAGATTTGTAAAAGATGCCTCCAATGAAGCCCATCCGTATTCATCCCTCCATTTACCCATTGGGTCAAGTTTGTTGTACGCTTCCCACTCATTTATTTGTTTTGCATTTAATCCTTTTCTTACTTTCGTAATTATTGGAATACCAAATATTTTGTAAACATCAACTCCTCCACTCAATAGGAAGTCAGGATGGAGTACACCTAATTCTCTGCAGAGTTGGAAGTAGAATCGCCGACTTGGTCGGCTACGGAGTTTTTTACTATCTCCTCCTTATCCTCTTCCGATATTGCATTAAGTTTTTGTGATTCATTTACGATCTTTTCCAGACGAGCTGCACTCATATTCTGGCTCAGTACCGGATAATCCCCAGGCTTCAGTATTAAATTCCCTTGCTCATCACAAATAGTATTTACTACTAATTTTGCCCTGAAGTCTTCCAATGACTGATCATAGTTGACTTTACCTTTGGCTCCTACCGTACGTTTGATTAGAGATTGTTCCCAATGATCTCTTTCATGTCCAGTCATCTGACGGACAAATACATACTCATCTTTGTCAAGATCAACTCTTACTACTTCAAGTTTTTCTTTTACTAAAAGTGCTTCTCTGTTTAAAAGTTTCATGATTTCTTATTTTTTAAAAAAATTCCCTGATTAGGAGTGTTTGTTTTGTTATTAGCTAACTGAGCCCGTACCAGAAGTAAGGTCTACAGTACCACTGATCTTGATTGTGCAGTCAGCGGTGACTTTATCGTCAGTCGGAACGGAAAGAGGCAACTCAGTTACCAACCCTTCAAATTCCAAACTTGTTGCTCCCGCATCGGGGAGGACGATCATATAGTTCTGCGGGGTGTTTATCTCGAAATCATCCTTCATCAACTTGTAAGAGTCATATGTGAAGTTCATTGCGAGGGCTACTGTACCCGCATCACGGAACCCTGTAATAAAGTCCCGAAATCCACTCAGAGAATCCAATGACGTTACATCAATGAAATCTCTGGTCATAGTTGGACCGGTGATGGAATTAACTTCAGCGAGGGCAACCCATGTAGCGCCACTCCACCGATAAAATTTGGTTCCTACACCAGCAAAAGCATTACTTGCCATAATTTTTACCTCCTTTGTAAATTAAAATTAACTATAAAACGAACTAACCCGTTGTCATCCCAATCCAGTAGAGCTGGTCCACTGGAACAGTAGATAACGGTGTATAACGCTCCATTCCATGTCTCTTGTCCCCGGCCATGTAGTGAAAGCATTATGTCATTTATTAAAGCCCAAGTAGTACGTTCATCTATTCCACGAACTCTGATCTGCACTGATGGGTAATAATATCCAGAATCTTCTTCCTTCCCTCCTAATGTAAGTTGAGGGGGTCTGCCATAAGTATCAAATATTGTAACTGTTTCCTTTGGCTTGGTGGGCTCCACTCCTATAAATAGATTGGTTGCAAAGATAAGCCCTAAAGAACTTTCCGCTTCCAACATATCTTTTATATCTTCTGATGGCATATTCATCTTAAAGGTGCTTTTGAAGTTTCTCTGACAATCTGTATTATTTTACCTTGGTTTCTATCTATTGCTTCCTGAAACCATTTTGGACCCGCAGCAGGACTCCTGGTAGTGAAGTGAGCTCCCAAATTTTCATGAACCCACATAGCATAATTGGCACTGTATCCCATTACCACTGTTGCTCTCTTTGGATTTGGGGCAGACATTCCAGATGCTTCTGCTATTGCCGCTTGATGCCACCCTTGGAATTTAGCAGCCGTTATACGCCTCTTAGGATTTGTTTTAAATTTTCCAGTATACCTATCATTCGGATCTTTGGCAAGTCCTTTTGAATATGTTACAAACCAACTTGCTCGTAAATTTCCAAGGTCAAGAGGAGTCGCAGCCGTTTCCTTTTCTGTTTTATTTCGTATAAAATAAGCAGCATTTAATAATCCTCTTTCAGAAGCTTTCTTTATTGCGGCAATAGCAATATTGAGATTAATCATCACCGTCTCAAATCCCTCCACATTGGTATTTGGGAATTTCTTTGTATACCATGAGCGAGGCTTCTTTAAAGGACCGTATAACTTTGGCATCTTCTTTTATCTTAAAAATGGTGTTAAAAACGCTTTACGTAAAAATTCTGTAGTTAAACCGAATGCTGGGGTCTTCTCAAACCGTTTAATAATATAAGCCTTATCAACCTCCTTAGGATCAATGTAATCATTAGAATCCAAATCCAAGTCATCTAATGTTCCAAAATATAAATAACCTTCCTCATCCATATCCTGCTTGACAAATACTATTGATCGAGATAATAATAATCCGCCAGTAACTTCCCCACCAACCTGACTACCCAGGAATTGTTCCTTATCTTCCCAGCGACAATCCACTTCTATTGGATTTGCAAAAGTATGTCCTCCATAACCATCAGGTATCGGAGATCCCCAATAAACAGCGGTTTGGACATAAGACCTTTCTATAATACTCATTATACTCATATATCCTCCTCTCTTGCTGGCACAGCATAAATAGAAGCCTTCATCTTTCCAGCCTTTGCCAATAAACCTGAAGTATCATATTGCAATGCCATAGCACCGTATGCGGTGGCTCCTATTCCTACCCCAGTTTTAGTAGATGTAGAATACTCAACCTCAGCATCACCAATCTTTTCTCTCTTAACCACTTGTTGCTGTTGATAACCAGTAGAGATTATTAAATGAGCAACAAACCAACGTTCTATTTCCCGTCTTTGTATTACACTCAATGTTATGTCATCAGCAAACACTTTATTCAAATATATATGAGCTGACAACACAAATGGGTCTATTTGTTCATCCGTCAAGGTACAACCATTAATAATTTCCCTGACTTCACTTCCTGTGATTAATGCCATTTTACTTTCCTCCTACTTTTATTTAACATTGGGTCTATTGTCTCTACAATTTTACTACTCCACTCTAAACCTAACCATTCTAAGGTTTCATAAATCTGTTGGTAATCACCAGTTACCATTCTCTCAGGCCAAACAACTCTACAATTAACTCCTGACTCAATCATATTTACAAATCGCTTCTCATACTGATGAATCCACCAACGCCATCCTTGTTCTTCATTTGTAACATTAATTAACTTCAGATTATTTGGATCCTTGAACATCTTCATAAATCCAGTTTTGCAGCATGATTCTACTATATCACCTGTCCTTCTTCTTACAATTATCCAACGAGCATTTGGAAATGCATAATACCATACTGGCCACATTTGTCCAAGTTTTGAACTTTTACATAACCAAGGTCCATCTCTGTAACCTTGTGATTTTAAAAGAGCAAGTACTTGAGCATTCCAATCAACAGGGATACTCAAATCTTTTAGATCAGGGAATAAAGTATTCTTACGAGTATTTAAAAATTGATCCATCATAAGAACCATTCCAATATTTTCATACATCGTTGATACCGTTCCAGTATGAACTCCACAGATATCAAATATCTTTGCTATCAGTGTTGCTCCTGATCTCTCAACGCCCGTTACAAATATTGGTTGGTTCATAAGTAGTATTTATAATCTTCACCAATTAACTCTTTTAATTTTGCAAAATCAGGATCAGGAGCCATTCTAATCTCTGCTCTGTGACCCATTCCAATACCGGTTCTCCCTGGTAATCCTTTTATTCCTATTGCTAAATCTCTCCCATCAAATAAATTTACTTTAGTCTTGAAGGATCCAGCAAACACTCTAAATAGATGAGAATCAACAAAGTTGGTTCTTCTCTTGCATACCTCTTCGAATGTTGGAATCACACTCTTTTGAAAGGCTGTTTGAAATAGGCTTGCATGATGGTGATTTCCATTACGCATCCAACAGCGAACCACCGGATTATAATAGACGGTGCATACTTGTCCTATTAGTTCAAACCCTTTCATTTTCTTAACCATCACCCTCAAGTAATATGGTGTATAGTAATCATCATCTTCAATTATGAAAACAGTATCCACTTCTGGATTACCTTTCACTTCTTCTAACCCACACAATAAATTACGCACCTGTGTATTCTGTCCAGGTTCCCATAAAGGTTTAGGGTAGATTTTTTTAATCTCCCACCCCTTTCGAAAATCAGAAGAAATATGATCAGTAGTAACCGGTTCAACATCATCCACAATTACCCAAAGGACTTTCCCTTCATAATCCTGATTCGTCATGAATTCAGCACAAAGTTCAATTTGTGTTGCTCTACCTCCCGTTGGTGTAATAAGTGCTACCATCTTTTATCTTTAAGTTTTGCAATGATTCTTGTTATCCCTTCCTCAATACGTATTTTGCAAAGATACTCTGTCAATTCATATTGTTTTTCTAAACTTGGTATTTTTTGTAAAGTCATTTTCTCTGGAAGAGGTGATTCAGTAACATAATCCTCGTATTTTAAATCAAGTTGTTCACATATTATTCTGGCAATCCTTTCCATAGAATAAACACAATTACTACCGATATTGAGTAATTGAAAACTACCAATATAACAAAGATTTTCTAATACCACTACTGCATCATCTAAGTGCATCCATGATCTCAAACTATCAGTATGAACAGTAATTCTTTCTTTTTTAAGTAAAGAAGTTACAAATCGAATCATAGCGGATCTGTGATCTCCTATCGTTTCATCCTCGTGATAGAACATAAATGGGCGAACTATAATAGCATCCAATCCATTTTCTACATCGTATTTAACCAACTGCTCACCGATCAACTTACTCAGGCCATAGAAATTATTTGGTTGTAAATCAGTGCGATCTTCTGATAACACCCCTCCAATATTTCCATAAACTTCTGATGTAGAAAAGAATATAAGTTTTGCATTTACTTGCCTGCATAATTGTATGATATTCTCAGTACCATATAAATTAGTTTTTACGGCCGTGCAAGGCGAGGATTCACAAGTAACCCGACTAACCATAGCAGCTAAATGAAAAACGACATCAGGTAAGAATGAGTAAAATGAATTTATTAAATCAGCTCCATTATTAATATCAACAGTTAAATAACCATCTTTAAAATTTTGAACAACATCAATCCCTCTAACAGAATGCCCTTGACTCCTGAGATATGGAACCAAAACTTGCCCAATATTTCCTTCACTTCCTGTAACTAATATTTTCATAGATTCTCTGTAAAAATATGTTCTGCTCTATAATTCGGTTTCTTAAGTAACTCTTGATATAGTAATAAATTTTTTGCATTAAGTCTTACTGAGTCTGGTGGTACTGGTTGATTATAATGCCATTGATGTACTACCAATGGAGATTCTGTTATTTCTATTCTCAAAGCTAACATTTTAACTCTTGCTAACAAATAATTATCCCCATACGCCCACCCCGCACTAAATCTCTCATCATATCCATTTAACTTCTTCATATTGTTTGCTGTAATAGCCATACAAAAATCATAAGAGCATGGACGATAATGAGGATGATTGTACCAAGCTAACTCTCCATCATTGTTGGCTCTATTGGTATGCTTTTGTAGTAATTCAATTATATTGTGTTCTTTGAAAGTCGTTTCTTTATCCAAGCTGAAACAACCAAAGGAGATATAAGTTTCATCCGTTACTCTTTCCGCGTAAGAAATAACATCCCCGACATGGTAGCATTCTGCGTTCTGGACTATTATAATATCAGGTTTTAATTTCATAGCATAATAAAGACCTGTATTGTAGGCTGGTTCAGGATTAGTCCACCTTTTATTTTCTGTTTTTAAGACGGTTAACGGGTACTCTGTTATATTGTGTACTATGTCTTCCTTACTACCGTCATCAACGACTACAACCTCGAAATTGCGATGATGCGAGTATTTTAAAGACTCGAACGTCTTATTCAGCTGAAACTGCCTCTCAAAATATGTCATTACGATAACTACTTTCATTTTACAAATCCTCTCTTTTTCCCTGTGCTAAAATTAACATCAGCAGTTTGATAATAATATAGTTCATCAGGTGATAATAATGACAGATCAGCATAATACCAAGGAACGTGTTTTGCTGTATATGGTCGATCCGTTCTGTAAGCTGTATGTGAATATCTTGTTACACCTTTTCTATACATTGCAAAAGTAGTATCTATTGGAGATTTCCAGAACTTACCAACTTTGTGTTTCCAATATCTTACTTCACATTGATCCCTTATAAAATTTCCTTCCGGAGAATTGGGTAAATCATTGATCTCCAGTGAGAACCCACATTTGTCAATAAAATTATAACTATCCAAACCTTCATCTAAAACTTGAAGAAAATCATTTGGAATACCTGTCAAATCTAAGTCAGGATCAGTTACAATATATCGCCCTTTTATATTAAACTCTTTCACTAAATTATGTTCCCAAAATACTCTGTGTCCAAAATTCTTTTTCATAAATACTACTTGAAATGGGCATGTTGCATAGTAGTCCAATAAAGGAATGTAATCAGAATGATTGTCTATAAAGATGGGTTCACAACCTCTTTCAGCCAACCATTTTGCCATATTGTTTGGAAGCAGTAGCCGATTATAGTTTATGATAAAACACTTCATAATAAATCCTTTACATTACATTTTGGAAATTGGGTAACGGCACTATCAGGACAAGCATTAATTATTTCAATTCCTCTTTTCTTTGCATCTATGGCAATCTGTGGAAATCCAGCGAGATGTCTTTGGAAAGGAAATCCTGGTTTTGGTCTTTGCGGCATTCTTAAAGCACGAGTTGGTGGAGGAGGTGGAGGATTAGTAGGTTGTCCTTTATATAGTGTATGCCAATGATGATTTCCACTTCCATTTATCTTCATATCAAACCCCACTAATATAATTCTCTTCGCACCCGCATTGGCCGCCACACTTATGGCAGAACATCCACTATTTGCATTCCAAGCCACCATATTTGGATTTGGACTTATCCCTTTAGAATGACCACCATCACGCTGTAAAAACTTGATCCAGGCATATTTTTCACATCCTGCAGAGCAGGTAATTTTCAAACCAGGCCAAGCAGCTAACTGGTCCTTGTGCCATGTAAGAAATTTATGATCTCCAAAGAAAACCATGTCCATCCAATCACCAATAAGAAAAGCTGCATTTATAGCGATCACATGTTTTTTATGAATAGGTTCCATATATGGAGAATACACAGCAGGGGGAGAAACCTTATTTAAGACATCCTGAACAATATTATCAGGTATATCAAATTGTTGTGTTACTGATGGACCTCCACCAAGTATCCAAACATCTCCTCCCTCCCATATACGTGGAACCTGCCATCTCATGTAGTTAGGTTTTTAACAAATCGTTCAGCCTCTTCTTTCGTGAGTTTCTGCTCATTTACTTTCTTGTTCTTGGAATCATACACATCATACCACTCTCCATTGGCTTTTTCTTTCACCCGATATACTGGTGGCTCTGATTTAACCTCTGGAGTAACAACATCTTGCCAATTAGTGCGTGACCGAAGGTCTGGTGGTTTCTGAACTTGGATTGTATTGTCCAATGGGACTACTAAAGGTCGAAAATTAGCAGGCAAATCTTTTTCAGCTGCCGTAAATATCTGACCTGGTTTCATTATTTTGTGTCCCCAGAAATAAGACCTTGAAGCTACTACTTTCCACCGAATGGGTGTTTCATTTGTTTCCATATTTATTCCTCCAGGCTTTTCACCATTTCCAAGGCCTCAGTTTTCTTAAGAGCCTTGTCATTTACAATCTTGTCATTTCGATCAAGAACATTGTATAATCCACCACCACGATGTTTTATAGTGTATGCCGTTTCAACAATTACTGGGGGTGGGGTATCCTCTTTTGGTACTATTACATCCAAAGGTTTGATGGTGTCCCGAAATTGAAGAGAGATTTCATGTGGATAAGCCAAGAAGGTTTCCCCTGGCAAAATTTTGCGTTTATCTCGTAAATAAAGGCGACCACCGCCAGTATTTCTCCATCTGATCCTGCCATCTCCAATAGTATTAATTGTTCTTATGCGTTCCATGATTATGAATTTAAAAAAATAATGACTTGATTAGTCAATAATTAATTACGATATGTGAAGAAGACCGCTACGTCCATCAGCATCAGCACGAATCTGAGGAACCTGTATGGTCAGTACTTTGAATTTCTCAACGAACTTACCTTCAGTTTCCCACTGTACGTTCTGCAAAGGAAGACCCTGAATAAGTCTTACGACATCAGGAGTCATCTGAATAAACAGAATAGTATCAGCTGCCAGAGTATCAATGACCTTAAGTCCAGCAATTCTTTCAATTGCCATAATCCTCTGACGGATTGTCTGGTTTGGTGCTGTATCAGGAGTTGATCCAACATAATCCTCATCCAGTACGGTCTCATAGGCCGGTGGAATGTAAATCTGCCATGGACCATAGTGACGATCGTCAATACTTGCCTGTTTCCAAGCTATAATCTCGTCAACAATATCCTTACCAGTTGTAGCAGAATCAGTCCATCCATGAACCAAGCTAACCTGATTCCTGTTTGGGTGATTTACGTAACTGTAAATGGTATTCCTGTTCTTTGAATCTTTCTCTCCAAAACTGAATGTTAAGTCAGTAAAGAGCATATTCTCCAGTTTTTCCTTCACAGCCCGTGTTGCACGTTCAGCCATTATAGTATCCATTGGGTTACCCATGTTACGGCTTGTCTCCAATTCCCTCAGGTTAATCTCATAATCAACGTGAATGATCGGTATTGGAATGTAGTTGAACTGGAAGTCCGGCCTGTTTCCCAATGCACGGGTCACCCCATCCATTGATATATCAGCTTCCAGATTTCCCTGAACATCATGCCATTCCAACATTGTAGTACCCATAGCATTTCCAAGCTGGAAGGTAAGACCTTTTGAAATCAGGTCCTCAATTCCACCGAGCCGGTAATCCTGAGCCCTTACAAGAGCTTCGTCAAGTGCTTTCCACTCATCCCTACGGAGAGTAGCATTAGTATTCAATCCGGCAGGAACAACGGCATAATTACTTTCCAATTCTGGATCACCGTATCTTCCACCGGTGTAAACTGTAACATAAGACTGGTTGTCATCTCCGAGAAATGGACGCATTCTGTTCGGGTCCATCCTACCATTAGTCATCATCCTCTTGGCTACTTCGCCTTGAGCCCGACCATTTCCAATTAAATCAACGCTGGGTTTCATATATTTCTCCTTTCTTAATTAAATTACCATGCATTTGATTCTCTTGGCATATCCCAGAGGAGCTTCAGATGAGTCAACATCACCACTTGATCCCGAGAGATCAAGATGTTCCAAAGCCATTGCAACGGCATGACCTGTACCAGTCTGTTTTTCAAGAAAACCACCAGTCCCGAAAGACTGCAGAAATTCACCTACTGCAACATGTTCGCCATCAGCAAGAATGCCATAAAAGACATCTCCACGACCTGCTACCCATCCGCGAGTCCAATCGTGGTTGGCATAGGCATCATCAATTCCCTTACCCTGCAAAGCATCCTCTATTGCAATAATAGGAACGAATGCTGCGGGAGCATCATCTGAGTGAGCAACAAACTCATCACTGGAGTTCAGTGAAAGCAAAGCACCTGGAAAAAAGGCACCTCCGGCTTTCCTCTCAATGAAGACATCGCTGTAACTCTTCAGTTTAATTGTATGAACTGTAACTGACATTTTTAATCCTCCTTCTTATTTAGTTACTGTTTTAAACCTAATGCCAGTAGGTGGAAGAGGTCTCTCCTTGCTTGCATTACTTTGAATACTCTGTACACTATTCACCGAATAGTCAACTTCAGCATCCTTCCTCAATATACCAGCTATCCTTTTCAGGACACTGTCGTTCATAGCGTTCAGCTCTTCAGGAGTCCAGGTTCCAGCTTCGGAATTATCCTGAATTTCTTTAACAAGAGCATCATGTGTTTCCTTCAGCTGTCTCTTATAGTCTGCCAAAGCAGCCTTGTCTTCATCTGAAAGAACATTTACTTCCTTAATCACTTCCTTCGTCACCTCTTTGGTAATCTCAGTTGGTTTCATTTTTTCCAACTGATCTTCGGAGAGGGCTTCCAGCCAATCCCTGTCAGCTTCAACGAATTTGCCCTGACTGTTTGCAATCAGGTCGTTGACTCTTTTTTCAACACAGGGAGTGCATTTTTCAGCATTTTCTGCCATAATAATTACCTCCTTATTAGTGTTATTAACTTTAGTTCTTCTTCTGCCAGAACCTTCGGCAAGTGCAACATACTCCACTTTCTTACGTACTTCTTCGGGATTGCCAGTCAATTCAAGAGCACCACCATTAAATTGATAGCCCTGTTTGTACATTTTTGTTCCGCCTACCCTCAGACGGGCTTCATAGACAAGAAAATCAGGATACACTTCTTGTAGGAAGTGAATACTATTCTCGGAGTCCATAGAGTCTATCTTCTGGCGAGCGGCGTCAACCAATTCCTTAAACCCTTGCTCAGTGTTGTTATTGAGTTCAGATACATAGAAATCTTTTAACGCTTTGTTGAATTCAAGTTCATTCACTTCATCTCCTCCTTTCTTATTAGCACGTATGCCACAACCATCTTCCACTGAACAGGCTCCAACACCGCCGGGGAGTAGTGCTAAATGATCTGGTCTGTGATTTCTGGCAATGACTTCGTATGTTTCTCCATTCCAATTCCCTGCTGTTAATTCCTCTTCTGTAAAAACCCCTAAACTAACTTCTAAGGGTTGTCCAGCTTGCAGGGCCGCTAATACTACAGAAGACGTTTGTCTAATCTTATCCTCATTAATCCATAACTCAGCCATTAATTTCTGACCGACTACATGAGTATTAAATACAGTACCTATTTTCTGTTGCTCTATAATCTCAGGTTGATTAGCAGATACATTCACTCCATTAATTTCTGGATGATCCACTACAACTGGTATTCCATTCCATGATTCTGGAAATTTACCTAATTCCGCAATTGAATGAAATAAAGGACCGTGACTTCCATTATGTACTCCCTCAACCATCATAACCACCGGAACAATTAAATGAGTCTCTCCTTGATATTGAACAGAACTAACAGTATAATTTGGTTCCTGTTTACTTTTATAAATAACAAAATGTTCCATATTCTATCATATATTAATAATACTTTTGTAACTCTTCTATCCATGGTAAAGCTATACAACGACACATTGGATGCGCTGGAATCATTGGTTCTATTTCATCCAATGTAAATACCCTTCCATCCATACTGGCACACAATTCACAAACCCTATCATCACCAGCCGTTTTCCATTCTCCTTTCACTATAATATCCAACAATCCAGCATTCCGATATTCTTGAATTGTTGCTAAATGAAAAGCTCTTATCATTTCCGTTCTTGCTATCATTTCCGCCCTTCTTGCTGCAGGAATAAATCGACCTAATGTATCAGTAATTCCCAGCTGATCAACGCCCTCTCCATTAATTGCTGCTATTATCTTCCGAGCAAGCAGAGCAGGACCATCTCCGTCAATCATTCCTTGTGCCAAGATACGACTTATTTGAGAATCCATAGCATCAGTAACCCCTTTTAAATCATTATAAACCCGAGTAAATAACAAACCAACCCGATCCATATGAAATGGAGTACCCATTAATACCGCATCAATTCCACCGGCTGCTTCTATAGAAGGTATTGATAATCCGGCAAGTATCATTTCATAGCGAGCTCTTATTATTCCTCGTTTATAAGAATCCATCACATATAAATTAGTCCAAGCTGCTTCTACGGAACTTCCTATCTGCTCATACTCTGCAGTTGTCAGTAATCCTTTGTCGACCTGTTGCTGCAACCATTTCATAAACTCCTCTATCTTCTGAGCACTTCTTGGATAAGCAAAGGCTCCATCAAACCAAGGAGGTGTCATCTGGAAAGTAGCTATATTTCTATTATATCCAAAACAATCTTTGTCAACAATTGCAATTCGGATTACTTTTGTAAGCTCCGCAAATCTACGACGCATTTCCCGAGCAAAAGCATTCCTTAATGTAGTAGTATGCGTAGGATCGAAATTCTTATAAACAATAATATCATGAGCCTCTGTGCATTCCATTATACTGGTCTCCTTATTCTACGTTTTGGTCCTTCCGGAGTTATTGTTTTTCTTTTCCTTGGTTCTCCAGTAGCACTCTTTGGTTTTACTCCATCTGTTTTTCCAGCAGGGGCTGGAGGAGGAGTTGGTTCCAAATCCTTCTGAACCTTAGCCAATAAAGCTACTTCTTCTTCCATCTCATCTTCCCTGATATTCATTACCAATTCAACTTCATCAGATGTAAATCCTAAGAACTTCATCATAAATACAGTGGGCGGAATAACCTCCATTGCAGCTGGATTAGTCATATATTCTCTCAATGCATTTGCCCTGCTCTTTCCAATCTCTACCCTTGCTTTCTCACTTATTGAGAACAAATCAGTCCATTTTATAGAGTAATTAACTTCCGGCTTAGGTAATATTCCTAACTCAATAAATCTATCAACCGTTGGTCGAACAATTCTTGGTTCTGCATGCTCTTCCCTCCTACCTTGAACATATGCTAACCATTCTCCTCTATCTTCTGAGCTGGACAATTCCCCACGCTCACTTCCCGTCAGAATTCTTAAAGGAATGCCCTTTTCCGCTGCTATGCATTTAAGCTGGGTATCCATATGAGGAGAAGGGTCAGATATTGGTTGGGAGAGTGATTCTATATCCACACCTTCTGTAGTAAGGAATCGCCGTAAATCATTTTCATATTCATCCAACTGATCCAGCAAATCATCTTTCATTTCCTGAGTTATTGTATACTCAGGGTCTGCCTTTGCTTTGAAACCAGGGCGAGCATTCCGCCAAAACATTTCAGCGTCACCTCCTACCAATTTCTCAATATCATATAAGCGGTTAAATATTGCTTCCAAACGAGGAGTTCCAAATACTTCTGATTCCAGATTATCATCCAGAATATGAATAACTCTGGAATAGTGGATCTTAACTGATTCACTTTTCTGAGTTGCCATATCCATTACATCAACCTGATAATGTAATGGTTTGCCATATCTCTCATTTTTTGGATCGGATTCATAGTCAAATATTTTTGCGGTCTTTTCTCCAAACGGTTTGATATAAACCAATTTCTTAAATCCTCCAACAACCAATGGTTTTTGAAAATCATCAGGCTTTTTTACATCATCCGTTCCCAAGAGGAGAATTCCATATCTACCAATACCAGTTAATTTATCTACCCGAGCAAATAAGGTTTTTATTCCCATCTTTAAATTAAGCTCTTTCCAAGCCTTTTCAAACTCAGTATCTTCCGGTTCATTGGTTTCAATTAACTCCAACTGACCTTGCCATGTTGTCTTTACCGGACGATCTATAACCGCCTTTGCAATATCCTGACGAACATATCGTGCATAATAATCATCGAAAGTTAATTGCTCTTTATAACCAAGAGCCTTGTACAAGTTTCTGGTGCCACCATACTGTACTCCTAATTTGTTGGCAAGAAGCATTCTACCCACAAGTTCACTATAGATTTTTATCTTGTTGCCATCAACTGGTTCTTTCCTTGTTCTGGTTATCGTTTCCATATTTTACTCCTCTTTATTTCTCATAATCTTATCTTTATCAGCCGAGCCTTTACTTGATCCAAAATAATACTGCACTACCGTAGTAAAAGAACTGATAAGAGCACCAATAATTAAAAGCAGCACATTCATATTATTCTGTGGAATATCAATTGTAAAAAGCAAAGCAAGGACAATCATCAAAATTACACCTATTGCTGTCCCTAATATATTCTGATATAAGTCCTTATTCATCTTCGCTCCATATTGTTACTCCAACCGTTTCACCCCTTGCTTTTCTACCATCACCAAATACTACATAAGACCAAAATTTCCATGGTCCTCTCTGATCAAGTAAAATACTATCAGAATCCAAATCATGGTAAATAACTCCAGTAACTTCGTCATCTACTGTAGCTGACAATTGCCCTATTGTGCCATCAGGTTTCCGATAATGGATCTCTACAATCCTTGGATTAGATATAGCTACATTAGTAGTTAATATAATCCTGAGGCAAGTCTGATCTACAAATATCTTACTCATATTATTATACTGTTTTTAGCAAGTTCTTTTGTAATAATACTATCCTTATCAATTTGTAAAGTAATAGTTGAATTATCTTGTAGAGTCAAAATAATATAACTATTCCCCCTTATTTCTTCATATCGTAAGCGAACTAATCCTATACCTGTTACTTCTGATATTCCCTGAATAATACCTTTTAATTCGCCTCTACCAAACAAATTACCGAGAGTAATAGCTTCCCCATTTATTGATCCCCAAAGTGCCCCTTGAGCTCTGGCCTGTCCTATAGCTTGAACATCAGCTATTCCTTCAACAATACCAAGCAATTTCCCCATACCAGTCATAATACCTGATATGGTAGCACTTACAACTATCTCTCCATTGAGATCACCTATACCACCAAGCACTCCTCCAACTGTAGAATAAGCCTGAGTAAGACCTAACAATACCCCTTTACCTTTAAAAACTCCATTATCAGAAGCTATTCCATTACTTTGAGCAATTAACTTACCTTCACCTTTTAATATTCCATTATCAGAAGATACACCGTTCACCTGACCAACTATTGGAGCCTTTCCTTTTATTATAGTATTATTAGTAGCTATTCCATTTATTTGACCATATAGTTTACCTTTAGCAAGAAGTATTGCATTATTAGTAGCTATACCGTTTACCGTACCTTTTGCAGTAAGAAGGATTGGCATAGCCGTACAAGAGGCTATACCGTTTGTCTGCCCTACAAATGCTCCATGACCATGTAGTAAGGCGTTATTGGTAGCTATACCGTTTATTGCTCCATATAATATACCGTGACCATACAAGAGGGCAGAAGTAGAGGCAATACCGTTAGAAATAGAATTTAGGCGTCCTGTTCCTTTTAACGTACCTGACACGGTAGATGGAGCGGTGATTGCCCCTATTAACTTCCCTTTACCTTTTATTATACCATTATTGGATGCTATACCATTTATCTGCCCTGCAATATCAATGGTTATAATCTGATACCACAGAACTGCATTATTTGTAGATATACCAGTTCCAGAGCCATATAGTTTACCTTTTGCCTTTATGGTGAGGTTATTGGTCGCTACTCCGTTTATCTGACCATACAGTTTACCTTTTGCTTTTAAGACCCCATTATCAGAAGCAATACCAGTAGTTGATCCAATCAACTGCCCTTCTGCTAATATTATAATACCTACACTGCAAACACCATTTGTCTGTCCTTTCAACTCACCTTTGGCTCGTAGAGTACCACTTGCCGTAGCTACACCATTTGTCTGCAAACGATAGACAATAGCTTCAATACCTTGTATAGTTCCAGTAACTCCTTCACTTGTACCATTGATTTGACCTGCTAAACTACCTTTGGCTTTTAAAACTCCATTATTAGAAGCTATACCATTTATCTGACCATATAGTTTACCTTTTGCCTTTAGAATACCATTATCGGAAGATATACCATTAGTTTGTCCAGATAAAAGACACTTCCCTACTAATACTCCATTATCAGAAGTTATACCGTTGGTTTGTCCTACTAACTTACCTTTAGCTTTTAAAACTCCATTATTAGAAGCAATACCATTTGTCTGACCTATTAACTGACCTTCTGCTAATATTATAATGCCTACACTACAAATACCATTTGTCTGTCCTAGTAATTTTCCTTTACCTTTAAGAGTTCCATTAAGACTAGCTTCTCCATTTGTAGTAAGAGTGATGGTCGCCATAAGACCACTTATAGAACCAGATAAATTACTTACTCCATTGGTTTGTCCCTTAATACCATTATGGATTCCAGCAGAATTTGATGAGGGAGAGACAGTATACCCAGTATCACTAAACTCATAAGCAAATATATAATCTCCCGCAGGAAGTCCTGTTTTCGTATAAGTAGGTAAATAATCACTTATAGTAGAATTATACCAGTGAGCTCCTCCATCAGAACTCCAATACAATACATATGGGGCAACTGTTAATAAACCTGTTAATTCAACACTACCATCTGAGTTAAGATAAGTAGCAGGGGTAACCGTACCTATTCCTGGTGGAGGTGGATAACATCTTGCTTTCGGACTATTAGAAGCTACTCCTTTGGTTTGACCTATCATATAATAATGAAGAGTTCCTACAATATTATTAGTAGCAACTCCATTGGTCTGCCCTGCTAACTTTCCTTTACCTTTAAGTGCTGGAATATTAGAAGCTACTCCATTAGTCTGACCTGCAATCTGTCGGGTAGCCTTCCCTAACATTATTCCAACCAATGTGGCATAAGCTACTAAGGCATTAGAACTTAATCCCAGCCAAGTAATCGTAACCTGCCCGTTACTACCGTTTTCTGATCTCTTGAAGGTAGTTCCTAAGTTACCTCCTGCTGCTCCACCACCACCACCTGGAATAGATCCAAGGGTTCCTGCCGTGTTTGATGCTCCACCAGTTCCACCACCACCACCACCATTGGCAGCCGCTCCACCTGTTGCACCTGATGCGTTTGCTCCTTTTGCAGAATTTCCACCACCGGCACCTCCACCTCCACCTGTTGTAGTTGAGTTGGCTGCTCCGTTACCTCCGTCATATTCTTGACCTCCTCCAGGAACAACACAAGATGCCAATACCCCTGCTGCACCTGCTCCACCAGTATTTAACCCTCTCCCTCCAAAGTGAGCCCTAATCTCATTATTATTGAACTGTGAGTTTACTCCGTTTGCTCCGTTGGCATTGTTTGCGGCATTCGCCCCTCCACCACCAACAGCTATGGTATAAGTTGTTCCTAAGGTAACCGTAACATTTGCTCTTACATAAGCTCCTCCCCCACCACCTCCTGCTCCATGAGGTGATGAAGTCCTCCCATAATGGCCAGCACTACCTCCCCCTCCCCATACCTCAACCGTAACGGTTCCCGATACTGGAGAAAGCCAAGATGTATTCGCTGTACTATTATAGGTTATACTTCCCATGATTTACTTTCCGTAATTCTTTACATATTCTGGAATAGTCCAAACTTCATTCACTAACTTTATTATACCATCTATTTGCTTTCCTGAAACCACATCTAAATATCCTTCCAACTTTTCTTTCTCAGTTATATTATATAAATGATAATGAAAAGAACTATCAGCAAATCCTAAGTCTTTTTGCACATCCATTATCGTTTTAGCCTTCAGACCAAAACGGGCAATATTATTAGAAAGTGAGTAATCATCAATTAAATGATCCCTTTCTGTAACTGCATTCCTTTCTTGCCTTGTAGGAAAGATATTCTCCACAGCTTCCTCAAATGGTATTTCTAATGGTCTCCATAAATCCACACACCAATCACTGGCTATGGTAAACCAATTACAACTTCCCCAATGTCTGCCATCCCTACGCATATAATCATTGTACCTCCAGCGTATATTAGCAAAATCTCTTCCGTTATGTGAAACAGTATCTTTTGGCAAATATAAAGTCCAATCCAATGTCTCAGGATGAATTACTGCATCCGAGTCAACATAAATGTTCCAATCATTGCCCATCTGTTGAGCAAGTTCATAGATTTGTAGTTTTTCATATGTTACTGGCCAATCAGGGAATTTACGTTCCGTAATTGTGTGAAAGTCTGCCCCTATCTTATTTGCCCAATATTTGAGCAGTGGATAAGTAATGGCAGTGATCTCTGGAGCATAATTACCTATGTTCAGAGTAAATAGGGTTTTCTTAATTCCTTTCATGATTAGTAGGATTTTTAATTAAGTCAAATTTTACGAGGGCAATGAAGTTACTCAAATGCCTGGATGAAAATAACTTTTCATCTGTCGTTTTCTTCTCCACATCAGGGTATAATTCATATCCTCTGAAATGAGCATCAAAATCACATTTTATTGGATAATGACTGAGCTGACTTCTTTCCCTCCACCCTTTGTTAAAATAATGGAAAGTCTGTTCTGTGATGCCTCTGCGGTGGGTTGGATCTTGCCAAGCAATACCTGTATTATAATGAGGGGTAAGAATATGAATAATACCCTTTACCTTTAAAATACGATATACTTCTTCCACAAACTGAATAAGTCCATCATTCGGAGCATTAAGATCAATATTCATAGCTTCTCGTTTCAACTCATCATAATTATCACATTCATAAATGAGTTTTAACAATTGACGACCAAGTGTATCCATAGGGGTATGCTCCACATAGTGATTACAGATTATCTCTTCTGCACTATCTGAAGCGATGTCCCACGGAAAATCTTCTAAATTCATTACAGCATCTACACTATCCATCTTGACCATGTCTATTCCGAAGTAATCCTTAATACGAATCTGACCACAGGCCAAATTCAACTTCTTTTCGTTAATCATAACATTATGATTAAATGTATGTTAAAAATTAATCCTCATATACATCAAGGTCACCTGCTGCAAATTCCGGTGTGATACCTGGACTGATAGCCAAGTTTGCCGAAAGGTCACCCCAATAGATAGCATCATCAACTCCACCCGTTACAGCTTTGTTGATTGAGAATGCCAATGCGGTATTGCTACCCACGGTACATTGAGCAAAGGTAATAGCTGAGGTGTTGTAAGCGTTATTAGCACTTACTGTCCAACCACCTGCACCACTTGCCCTTGCAATCTCCTTCCTCGCATATCCTGTATAGGTACACTCTGTTCCCTGAGCCGAATCCGAAGGAGGAGTTGTTACATACAAAGCAATAAAGAAGTTACCTGCCGTGGTTGATCCTCTCAACCCTGTAGAATCTCCTATTGCTGCCAAGTTAGCGTTCTGGAATATTAATTGCAGAATCGCTGTTTCAAATGCATCTTTTTTACTTCCTGCCATGACATTTTTAAATTAAATTGTGAATATCAAATATATAATTGCAACTACTTGCATCCCTTACTCCTCTTTTCTCATTTGTCGATTTCTCGCAACCTTCCTTCTCCAGCGAAAGAACTCTTTCAACCCATTACCAAGCCACCAGCGAAATGGGTGGGCTTTTTTAAAAAAGTACTCCTCCTTTGTGTAAGCCTTACCTTTCAGATTACCTGATTTATCCTTGATTTTTATTGCCATAATTATTCTCTTTAAAATGGATAAAATTGTTCCGGATTTATCTTTCTATCTAAATACGCTATTTCAAAATGTAAATGATCTCCCGTTGATCTACCTGTATTACCTACCGTTCCAATGGTATCGCCTTTTGTTACCTGTTGATCTTCTCTTACTAATATCTGATCCAAGTGAGTATAAGTGGTTTCATATCCGTTCAAGTGATTTATAGCAACTAAATTACCATAATTTCCTTCTTTCCCTGCTTTAAATACTATCCCATCCGCAGCAGCCACTACAATCGTTCCTTTTTTCGCTCGATAATCTATACCAGCATGAAACTCCTTTTCATGGGTTATCGGGTTAGTTCTTGACCGATATACAGAAGATACCGCTGTCATCTCCTTAATACTTATTGGAGGAGCTGTTGGAAAGTGTTTTAACTGAACAGCCATTATACTATCATTTTTGGCTAATACTGTAAGAATATCAAATAACTTAGCTATGGTCGTATCTAACCTCATAATGGTAGGTCTTACATCAGATGCTGCATCTACCTTTGGTTCATAGTTAATAAATATCACTACTAATACTATTTGAATAATAAAATATATCAAAAACCTTTTGTGGTATAAAAACCATTCTGGGAAGTTTTTTGGTATCTTCATATCAATTTATTTATCGTTTTAAAACTCTTGCGATTTTTTTACCTACCAATTTCTGAAAGGCTCCAGCAGCAGCGTCAACCTGATCTTTGTAAGTACTAAATGGAAAGAAGCGATGTTCTTCTATAAAATCATGGTTCCATAAACCATTCATTAATATAAAGGCTCCATTGTTTACTTGCACTGAATAAGGGTCTGCTCTGTGAACTTTATCACCAGTAGCCCGTTCAGCATATACAGAATAACCTGCCAAGTTTCTTATTGTTCCATCTGCTGATTCCTTCCCGCCTGATCCAGGTTCCTGTTCCATCCAAACTGTCACTCTTTGTCCATCAGCATTAGCAGTCTCCTTTATAATCCTTTCCCGCTCGTGAGAACTCCATCTCCCGCGCTTTACATCTTCGATCAACCAACGCTGATTGGTTAGCTTGGTCATCCTTACTCCAACTGTGTACGGAGCTCCGGAATCAGTTGCCTGCGCTTTATCCCAATATCTGACAGTTTGCATTATATCAGGGTTGGGAGGCATTTTATTTATAGTTTGAAAATGATCTACCTTAAACATACCTCCTCCAGGAGGTGTTGGATCTTGACCTACCTGACCAGCATAACCATATTGACCAAGGTCAGCCTCCATGTCTTTCAACACTTTCCAAGACGTCCTGTTAGGGTCCATTAGGTCATCAATGTAGTTTTCCACCAACTCTGGTGGTGAAACCTGCTCACGGTAGTTCCGGCACTCGCCAGGAATACAGATGTGCTTGAGGTTTTCCTTTTGTTTTGCTAACATATGACCTGAGGGATCGTCCTGATGTAGACGTTGCATGATCAATATGGTTGGAGTATTATCCTTGCTGGTCTTCCTTGTAGGAAGGGTTTGTTCCATCCAACGATTTGCATTTGCTAATTCAATATCCGACGCTGCCTGCGTAGGATTCAGTGGATCATCCACAATGAGAATATCTGCATGGAACCCCATTAATGTGCCTCCGACAGAGGTAGAATACCTACTACCGCCAGGGGTAATCTTTGGAGGTCGACCTGCAGATGATATTTCCTTGGTTACAATCTTGAAATTTGATTTTGTATCCTTGTCTTCCTTGATATCTATTTCCGGATAAATCTGTTGGAATTCAGCACTCCTGATCAATTCCCTACAATATTCTGCTGATTCCAATGACAATGCTCCCGAGTAACTACTACAAATAAACCGCATCCACGGCCACTTGGTCCAACACCAAGCCGGAAACATAATGCTACAAGTGATTGTTTTCGTGCTTCCAGGAGGCACATTAATAATAAGGTCATATTCCCTTGGTTGACGGGCTCCGACCTGATATGCGAGTTTTTCCAATTCCCCACAAAGGTATTCTATATGCCAGTTCTGTTGGAATTTATGGGGACTTACCAAAGGCCAGTAATACTGTAAAAATTCATAAAAACTACGACTATGTAAAAGACGAATAGCACGTAAAGGATTCTTAACGAGCTCCTGTAGTGCTTCAATTTTTGGTGGAATTGTCCGAACTCTTTTTACCTCAGTCGTTGTTTCCTGCATCTTCTGTAATTTGGTTTTGGCGATTCTTCATCCCTATCGCTATGGCAAATTTCAACTCCTCCGCCGATAGGTCGTCAAAATTCATATTAGCGTTTATATTGGTATGGGTAACTTCCACCCTTGATGTTTCCGACCAATCTCCTCTTCTCCTTAATGTCAACCATTTGTGGGCTGCCCACGGATTTGCCTTACAATGCTTCATGATGGTGGTGACTACAATCTCCCCATTCACAACATGAGCCACCTCTTCCGGATAATCATACCCGATGGCAGCTCTCAGCAGACTTTCCGCAGCTTTACTATCAGCATCCACCTTTCCTCTAAACATCGCCTCCAGGAATTCCGGATGTGATCTTTTCCAATAATCAATGGTATTATATTCCACATCAAACGCCTTTGCCAACTCCCGATCTGTCAAACCCAACAGACATAACCTATACACCATATCTATGTACTTTGGGTCCCATTTCCGTGGTAATGTATTCTCTCTCATGTGTCTTAGTGAAAAATTTTCACTAAGATATTAATACAATATCACTTCAAACTATTTCCTCCTTAATTTTCTTACCCCTCCCACCATTATTCCTTCGGAATAATAAAACGTTGAAATTCCCACCTACTCTGATTCCTAACCCCTTTACCACCCTTCTTTATATCCATTATAAATAACACAGGAAATAAAACGTCAATTAAAACACTATTCCTCCTCCACCGATTAACTCAGTGTAGATTTCCAAATCACCGATAAAAGACCGATAACCAATAAATAGTCCATAGGAGGAAATTCCACTCCTATTCCAAATCAAACGTTGAAAATTTTTTATATACGGTACCATTTCCTCCTCAATATTCCAATACTCCAGGAAGGTTCCCATATATAAGTAATCAATAGGAAAGATCAATTCTGTTGAAAATTCATGTAAATTCCAAATCATATGTCTAAAATTTATACGGGTAATCCGACCCCTCCCCCCTAAATTTTGATCATTAAATCAGGGGGGTCAATCCTTTGATTATCAATATATTATCATCATCATATTATCCTGATTATCAATATCTTATGATTATAAATTTATCATCTGATCATCAAAGATCAGGATGGATTTAATAAATTAAGATCAATATATCCTTTATTAATATCCTTAGATCAATTAAGATATTAATATCTTTTAATCTGATTATCAATAAATAAAGATATTCCACTCTTTTATTATTTATCTTTGATCTTTTATTATCTGATCTTAATTAATATTATCAGATATCAATATCTTATTATCTTTTAATCTGATCTTAGGGTGGTGATATTTATCACCGATCCTATTGATTTATATCACGCCTATATTGATTTATGGCCATTGATATTTATCACCGATCCTATTGATTTATATCATTGATAGCGGTGATATTTATTATCGCCCAGGCGCTCCTTTTATTTATCCTGATCTGGATGATGGCGGTGATATATATCAATAATCGCAGTGATATTTATCCTTATTAAGATAGAATCTAAATTGATCTAAAGTGATATATATCACCGCAATATCTTTGGATAATATTGATTTATTATATATCTTTGGTTTAATAAGATTAAGATCAGATAGGATATGATAATCCTAATATTGATCTGGATATGATAATCTTAGATAATCTTTTAGATTATCGCTTAATTGTTCTTTGACATATTCCTTTAAGATTAAAAAATCATTAAAAAATCAAAAAAATGACCACAAAAAAATCATTGGATTTAAATCCTATTAATTTGGATTTATCCGCCGCAAAAATTTATGATATCAGTGATTTATTATCTGATCTTAAAAAAATTGATGATTTAAATCCGATCGCCAACCCTGATCTTAATCCAGATCTTAATCCAGATCTGGATAATAAAAAATCTGATAGGATCACCAAAAAATCAATTTGCATTGATCTTTTAAATAATCCGGATGGCTCAACAATTGATCAGATGGCTCAAAAAATCTTTGATCTTAAAATTGATTTAGATAAAGAAAAATCCAAAAGGACCTGCCTTTTATGGATGAGCAAGATCGGATTTAAAGTTGAATCCTTTAAAAAAGATGATGGATTTAAATATTATCGCAAAGCCGCAAAATAAAAAATTGATTATCCTGATCTTAATCCTGATCGCAAGATCAGGATTTTTTTTGCGATATCCTGATCAGGATTTTTTCCCTGATCGCATCGCTTTTCCGCAACCAGGACATTTTATCAATTTTAAAAAATCCTGTTGAAGTATTTCCTTGACTTCCCCTACACTTTTTACAAAATGCCGGCATTTCAGGTTTTTTTTATTTTCAAAATCTTTTTTGATCTGTCGCCTGGGTGGCTTTCATGATTTTCTTTTATCAATTATCTTTTAAAATATTCATTAAATTGATAGGATTTACAGATAATTAAATCTAAATTTATATATTGATTTATTTATTAATTTAATTCATTTACATCATGAGACCACACAACATTATCCGCAAAACATCTAATCAGATGATTTGGCACACATCCAAAGGATTTTTCGTAGGATGGCGCCACACTGTCTATGGATTAGCTCCCGCTTTTCAGAAAGATGAGATGAGAGCAAGACTCGTTTGGAATGCATTTTTGATCTTGCATCCAATGTATGACATTCGGCATGAGTTGAATTATCTTCTTCGGAAGGATCATTTCAGGAATCAATTATCAATTGTAAATTATTAAGATCATGAAGAAGTTATTAGCACCTCGTTCATTCAGAGCATTATCTTACATCGTGAGAGATTGCTTTCTGATCAATTATGATGAGAAATGTGTTCATTGTCATCATTTTAGTGAATGCAAGAAGGCTCATAAAGATTATCCGAAACTTGTAAAACGGTATGCATCATGAAGAAAGCAGTTAACCTCAAACAGTATCAGGATCTTTCAGAAAGATATCCTGATATGATCAATCCTTCAGACAGTATATCTGATGAAAGATGGGAAAAAGGCTTTGGCTCAATGTATGATGAGATGATGATGAGCGAAGAAGAGTGGGCGAAGCGAGGGAGAATAGAAAGAATCGAAGAGGATATCCGCAATTTATCCTATTTCACAAGAGAATTGAAAGAGCTTGTAAAGTTGTATCCTGATAATCCAACGAATCCTTTGAATAGAGGGAGAGTAAATGCTACAGAGGCTCTCAATCATGTAGAAACAGCAATTAGATTATTATTGAATTTAACAGATCGTAATTTCTAAGCCATGAAACATGCAATCCTATTAAATGATGAATCCACTGAGATGACCACCTCATGGGGAATTGACCAAGAAATCAATCTTTGGTTCATTGATTATTACATTCCGAATGAATCCAATAAAAACGGATTTACAGTTATATCATTTGAATTTTCACTAAATTAAAAATGAATGGAAAAATTAGAATTGACCACAGAAGAATTTCGTGAAATGGTTGAGGGAGGGATGAAAAACCCTCTCCCTCTTCTCTTTGCTCGAAAAAGACTTCTTTTAGAAATCATCATAAAAAAATACAAAGATGATGATGAAGAAGCTCTCAGAGAAGATTATGATTTTCAAACAGTTCAAGGCGCTGATCTTTATTTCAGAGATTTGCTCGGATTGGATATCAAAGTTTTGAAAGAATCTGGAAATCATCATCAGATTCATATGTCAATCGAAATCCATAATATTCATGAAGACCTGATGCCTTTATTCATGTATCAACATTGGGCTTTCGAATATGGCTCAGATGTAATAGACGATTTTCAAACGATAATAAAGCAGATCGTTGAGATATATGGATTTGAAGGAACTTGGGAAGAAGACATCCTGATGGAAGCTTCATTTTGGATGGATAATGATGAAATGGGAAATTGGTATGCTACATTTGATCATGGATGCTGAAAATTAAAAAATTAATAAAATGAAAAAGACAATTAGATTTATTCTCTTTATGTTTGAAGAGAAAATGGGAAACATTCCCACAGTTGATAATTTGATTGATTTCATGTGTTTAAGCATTATTTCTTTGTATTTGCTTAATTATATCCTATAGCAATGAAAAAAATTGAATGGACGGAAAAAGAATTAATCCTGATCAATGAAGTGATTCAGGAGTATAGCTTCGACGTAAATAATGAAAAAGATTACGATGTTAGCGTGAAAGCCTATATAAAGGATCATGAACTTGTGATTTTACTAAATCCAGAAGATCCGAAGGAGCTTTATTACTTTGTAAATAAGATTTATAGAAATTCAAAAGGAGAAATCATTGATGAAGAAACGATAGAATCAGTGAAAAGGCCAAGATTACCGAAATATCTGAAAACTATGCTTCAGAGAATGATTCAGTTTGATAACAGGATGTTTAATCGTTAAAACATAAAAACAAATGAGTACCACAAAGAGGCCTGGTGTAGCGCTCGAAAGAGAAGGGGTTCGAATCCCCACTTTGTGGCAAATTTCACCAAAACCGCAGAAAAATGATTCTACATCCTTTAATTAAACACGGAGAAATGGAGTATCCTATTGGAAACAACATTCTCGTGAATTTAGCCACAATTCATGATATGGCTAATAGTATTTACTTAGTAATAGATGAATACTACAAAAAATCAGAATTCAAAAGAATTATCCTTTTTTGTAGAGGATCTTCTGGAGCTATCATTGCTGGAATTGTCAGTTCTAAGTTAATTGAATTATTTCCAGATAAAGCGATTACAATTCATCATATCAAAAAGCAAGGAGAAGAAAGCCATAGCTTCACTTTTCCAGAGGATTCTGTTTTTTACAAAAGCATAATTCTCATTGTTGATGATTTCATAGCAACTGGATCTACAATGAGAGCTATTTTAGAACATATTGCTCTTAGAAGACGAGATCAAGAAATTGATATCCTTTGTGTTTCTGGAAATTTGCAGGGAAGCGACTTCCCAACAGAAAAGATCAAGCATTGTATTCTCTCAAGATAATATGTAAATACCGCAAAAATGAAAACAATTAAACATCAGTACATTTTACTCAATGGAGTGAAGTACATCAAAAAAGGAAATTACCTTGTAAAAGCATTTCCCAAATTATCAAAAAATGAATAAAATTACCAAAATTCAATTGCGAGATTATGTCAAACATAAGCTTGCTACTGATCCTATTTGGGCGAAATCTGCCCTGATACGGATTTATGAGTTTCAAACAAGCCAGGAACAATCGGTAGAATCCACGATTGATCATAACGGCGTAGGATTCTCCGGTACGGATGGAAAGATCCTTACATCATTCGCGAAACAGCTGGAAACGAAGCGTTGGTTATCTGATAAGCAAATGTACATCGTCATGAAGAAAATGCCGAAATATTGGAATCAGATAGTTATGATTTCCGATCCAGTGAAATTGGAATCTCAAGTATTATCTTATTTAACAAGAAAGTAAAATGAAAGTACACAAAACCGCAATGACCATTTCTACGCTAATAGCGTTTGGATGGATTTTCCTTTGTGCTATCTGTTATAAAGCAGATAAGTATACAACGGATCGTGAAAAATTCGATAAATGCATTGAAGCCCACCCGAGCGATTGGGTTTGTGATTCCTGTTGGAATGCAATAATGGTAAAAAAGTAATTCAAAAGATTTACAGATGTCGATTTGATTTATTCAAAAGTACTACCTATCTTTATTATTGGATGATCAGGTCGACATTCACTTTAACTTCAAACTAAAAATTAATGAAAATGAAAAAAGGACAATTCTCATCAAAAGAAACTGGACAGACTAAAGACGTTCAGGTAGAATCTTTAGGCGAGCTTATGCTTGCAAAAGTAAAGGATTTTCTTCTTCTCCACAGAAAAACCGGAACTGTAAAAGAGTGGAATGAGCTCAGAGAACAACTAAAATTGAAACTTCCTGAGGCTGTAATAGGTCTGCTGGATGCTTCAGCATTTATTGATGAATTCGTAACTTCTAAGTAAACAATTAAAAACCGTAAGAAAATGGAAAATTTAGTGTTTTATGTAGGATTGGCATATGTTTGTGTATGCTGGATATTAATTCTTCTCAGCCCAGTGAAAATCAAAATTGAAAGACGATGACAATTTTAATCAACGGAAAAGATGCATTTGCTTGTGATATCACTGATATCAATCAGGCATGGAAAGTTTTGCAGGAAGCTCACAGATGGGCTCAGCAAAAAATTGCTCGCAACTTCTATGTTGGACAAAGAGTATCGTTCGACAGCCGCAAAAGAGGAATAAAAATCTACGGAAGGATCACCAGAGTCAACATCAAATCCATATCTTTGAGAGCAGAAGGTGGATACGGAAACTGGAAAGTATCTCCCGATTACCTCACTCCAGAATCCGAAGCAGATGTTAAAAGAGTAAGAATAGCATGAAAAAGCTAATTAACAAAGTGATGGAGAGTGATTACTCTCCATTACTCTGCATTCCTGCAGCCGTAATATATTGGGCTTTTGTATTGTTTATCCTGAAATTCTTTAATCTTAATTGATATGAAAGTCCTTAGAAAAGAAGTTGGAGTAATTCGAGTTCAAACATCATCAAATGTGAATATTGACTTCGAATTTGATTATGGATACAAAAAGTATTTTGCTTTTCTTCCATTTGTTGATGATGATCCGAGAAGATTCGACTTTAACAAATTATCTGATCTGAAAAAGAGTTCGGATGTATTAAAATCTCTTGTGGAGCTAAAAGAATTTGATGATTCAATCAAAATTATATTCTCAGGCGACAGAAGCGGAGAACATTTTAGCATTACTGTAAACGAAGATACAATGGTAAAACTTGCTAAGAAATGGGCGAAGAAATAGAAGTGATTGTAATTGCGGAAAACTATGTTAATGGATGTGGAATCATCCAGAAATACATAGGAGATGATTTTACAAAAATCCTGAAAAGGGTAATTGAAGATCATTCGTATTCTACTAATTTGAGAAATCAGGGAAAACTACTAAAACATATTGATGAAAACAATGGAGATGGATGCGATTTCATCTTTGCCATATTCGTCAATAAAGAATTATGGTTTTCTTGTGACTCAATTGAAACGATAGATATCAATGAAGAAGATCCAGGAAATGATGATTATCTTGCTAAACCTTCTGATGAGTTTAAATTCTAAGCGTGTCAAGCTATTTCCAATGGCTTGTAAAGGATTTTTGCCGCCTGTGCCATCCTTGAGGCAGTCCAAACAGGTTTGATGCCTGTAGGCGGCTCTACATTTACTAATCACTAATACTAAATAAAATGACAAAACAACAGTATGAAATGCTAAAGGAATTATTGGTTTCTGCTTCAGAGGATAGAAATGATCCTCTATCTCATGCCAATATAGAACCATCTGGATTATTTCCAGACCAAGACAAAGAAGATCCATTTATTTGGGTTAGTCTTCATCCTGATGATTTATCAGAAAAATATTACAGATATACTTATGCTGCTCAATGTTTTACAAGAGTATTACAAGAATTACAAAAGGTAAAAGCTGCGTTTCCAAATGATCCTGAAATGGGAGTTGATTTAGGAATTGGTGGAACAGAAGGTCCGATTGATCCAGAAAAGTACGAAAAACAAATGGCAGAGCCTATTCAAAACTGGAAAGAAATTGATAAAAACTGGGTGGAGTATAATACATTTGAAATAATAATAGCATAAAGATATGGAAAGAGAACTTCAAGATGGCGTCTACAAATCAGGTACTGCTACCTATTTTGTAAAGGATAACAGAGTCCTCATGCTTTTAATGGGAGACTACTACAAGACTAATTACAACTTTATGATCGGAGCGGAAATGACTAAACCACTGACTGAAAGCCAGAAGGAATCATTTGACAGAGCCTACGAAGCGGCTAAAAGATGGTAATTATAAAACTTTCATTTACCAATTTGGATTATTCATAAGAACACCTTATCTTTATATTTGGATGATACACTATAAAGATATGCTAATTGAACTAAAGGACGCTTCATACGCTGTAGAGCAAGTGAAAGAACTCAATTATTTACGAATCCGAGTTACTGATGGACAAATTGAAATAGAGTTCCAAAGAATTGAACGCGGTTGGGCGTCACTTCATGAGACTGCTAAAGATCAGATATTCCCCGAAGAAGATACTTGGAGAATACTTTCTGTCGCTGAATTTATATACATGATGAAAAACCAATTAAATTGAATTATAATTTGAAAACTAAAAACCGTAAACAAAATGACAAAAGAACAGATCGAAGCATTGAATAAGCTTCAAGGAGAGATTTCAGAAGTTACAAAACATCTTGATCTCATCAAAAGACACAGGGTTCATGTTAGCTTTCCAGGCTATTCCCAGTATGAATCATTAAATCTCGAAAAATATCCAGCATTGCGAGATGATCACGTGGAGTATCTGAGAATAAATTATGAAAGCATTCTTGATGAATTACTCGCAAAAAGAGATACCATCATTCTTTGTAAAGCTGGAGAAAGCATGGTAACATATGATCCTATCAGAGATGAAGATTTGGATATAAGTACAGTGGTGTAACGATACTTTTTGATTGTAAACCTTCTCAAATAAAATTAAAATGAAAGACTTGACAAAAGAAAGAATTTCGGAAATTGTAGGTTCTTCAAAAGATGCTTATGAGTGCCTACTGAATCTTTACAAAGAGGCTATTTATCCTGTTGAATGGGATAATATTGAAACTATAAAACCTTGGGAAATTCATCTAAATAAGAAAACGGCTGAATTTATTCTACAGGAAATGCATAGTGAATTCACTGGACATGATGGGGACCCTTGGATCGTTAATTCTTTGATTTTAAACAAAGGATTTTCTGCTGCTCACGAAGAAGTTCCAGATTGGAAAGTAGAAGTAACTGATGATTGTTTTACAGTGAAAGTATTTGATCGGGTATCTGCTGATGATCTTGAAGAATTCCTTAACTCCCATGAGACTGAAAAATCTATTTAAGAAAAAACAAAGGGATCTGCAGGTTACTTTTATAGTACCTGCAGATGCTGTTGAAAAAGCTAAAACAGAAATGTTTCCGGCTGTATTGAAAGTGACTGATAGTATGGTAGCAGATGCTTTAATGCATCATTTATCAAAGGAAATACGCGGATTTTTTTTTCAAGATATAAATGTTAAAAGAATCCGCACAAAGAAAATAAGGACAAAATGAAAGAGATTCTATTATTGGTTTATGAATTACTTGAAGCCACACATGCTACTACAGATTGTGGTGGAGACTATGGTTATGTAACTGATGAAGAAGGATATCAGTCATGTAATGGATGTAAGCATGAATGGGATTGTAGAAATTCTTATCAAAGAAAACAAAAAGCAGATGAATTGAAAGCTCTCATTGATAAGATGTTACCATCTCAATAAGATTTTCTAAAATACATTTTGATTATTCAGATTTATTGATTATCTTTATTATTGGATATTAATGTTTCATTAAAACAGACCGCAATTATGGGAAGTGTAAGTTCAATTGAGAATGTAGATTGTCCGAACTGTGGCTCTCAAGGGGCTCATTCGGAGTTTTACTACAGGTCAGGAGAAGAATATATCTTCTGTCCAACCTGTGGTTATCGTTATGAAGTAACTATGAAAAGAGATGCCGAAGGTACCGTCATCATTGAAAATGGGGAACCAGTATGGCAGGAAGAAGAAAACAAAGAACCGTATGGTTGTTTGACTTATGGAGTGAAAGACTCTATTGGAACTGCTTTGATTACATTGGAATCAAAGAAACATCTTGATGATATCCTTCAGCAGATATCAAAAGATACTGAGAGTGAAATTACCACTCTTCATCTTTCCAGAGTTGAAGGTGGAGAAATATTGGAAGAAGATTTATTGTATCACAATTTCATTAAAATCGCAAAAAAATGAAAAGAGATTTGATTAAACTTGGAGAAGTTAGTGTAGACAGTGGACAGATTATTATCTGTGATCCCTGTTATATTGACTCAATGTGGAAAAACGAAGAATTTGTAGATCAAAGAAGGTATCGCCAACGTGGAACCGAAGTGATCCTGGAATTCAGAAAAGATTTCCAAATGTTTAACGAAGTCATCCCTGCCTACGGAAAGGATATGAATACTCTGATTGATGAAGGAGAATTCTATCAGCTTCCTTATGCTCCGGCAAAACATCCCTTTTCTTATAATGGCTGCTGTGTTCAAACTTTATCAGGACATGGCGGAGAACTTGCAGGAGGTTCAGGAGTTGCTTCCAGTTCAGGATGGGGTGATGGTAGTTATCCGGTTGTAGCCGAGATCAGGGAAGGGAGAGTGAAATCAATAACAATCACATTCTTTTAGGATGAAAGAGAAAAAGATCAAACAAACAGGAATCACCATCCAAGGTGTTGCTCTGATTAACTTTTGGGGTGGTGGACAAGGAGAAGTCATAATGGATGAAAGATATATTCCAAATGACAAAATCTCCAAGGAGAATATTCTACGCTGTATCAATGACGGACAATTCGGTTGTGAGTCTATTGAATCGGCAGAGATTGATATACTTATCAATTATGAACTGGGTTTTGCAATGGAATATGATCGAACCATTGTAGTAAAGAATCCTGCTTATCGTAAATTTTATTGTAGAGGAATAATATGAAACATATAATCAGATGCAAGGAATGTGGTTGCTATGAGTCAATTGAAGCTTCCGAAGAAGGCGTCAAAATGTGGCAACAAGGAATGCTGATTCAAAGAGCATTGCCAGAATTAACCGCAACACAAAGGGAAATGTTCATTTCAAGAATATGTCCTAATTGCTGGGATAGAATGTTTAAAGAAGAATAACATGACAAAAGCAGAGTTGTTTAATAAGTATACAGAAATACTCCACGGCAATGACGTGGAGTTAGTTCTTAATTATCTGTTTGATTTTTTCAGTACAGATCAGCTAAATGAATTTCTTTACCATATATACATGGAAAAAGGATTGGATTTAAACAAAGACGACGATGAAGAATAAATTAATTGTACGATTTAAGGATTGGAATTGTAGGATAGATTTCCGCAAATATTCCAATGGCAGAACAGCTATTGTCCTGGTTGATCCTTCAGATGGAGAGCAGGTTGCTGTTGCTACTGTAAATATCCCTGAGCTTCCTTTGAATAAAGACTTTGTAATCATCAAAGATTACACAGAAAATGAAGGGATGCTTGATGCTCTTATTTCTGCCGGCGTTGTAGGTCAACCACTTATGATGGTTGAAACCGGATATGTAAAGTGTCCCGTTTGTCATTTATTAATAAATCCGTAAGAAAATGGAAAGTAGATCCGTTGAACAAATCATTGTGAATAAGGATGCTGCGAAAGCAGCAGTCCAGCAGGCTTACATAAAAGCTCGGCAGGAAGTTCAAGATGGAGCTTTAAAAGGACAGGAGTATATCATTGTTCAATTCTCCCTACCAAATTATGGTGATGGGGGCAAAGTCTTGGATATGTTGGAAAAGCATGGAGTTGTATGTTGTGCCAGAGGATTTTGCTCTGAACAAAAGCACGATGGAAGTTATTGGTTTAGTATACAATTAAGAGTTAAAGAATCATGAAAAAACCGCAATTAAATTTAGTTGGTGAAGATGGTAATGCCTTCGCAATATTGGGAAGAGCTGCCAGAGTAGCCCGTCAGAATGGAATGGATTGGGAAACAATCCAGAAAGAAGCAACATCAGGTGATTATGATCACTTACTGCAGACGATGATGAAGTACTTTGCTTGTGATGAGTCGGATGAGGATGATGAATAAATAAAGTTTTCATTAAAACATTTGGTTTATTCAAAGATACTACCTATCTTTATATGATGGATTATTTACTTCATTCTAACACTTGACATTATGGAAGAAAAAGTACAGGAATTCAAAGAGTATTGGGAAAAGAATTATGGATATATCTCCATGGAACTTGAAGACTATGAGATCGCTGATTTCATAAGTAGAAATAACAACTCTATTATAAGAGCTTGTGACAGTGCTTCTGATTATCTGCTCGCTCAAGGGCTTGCAGAAGTGGATGAATAATTACTTACTAAAATCGTAAAAAAATGGAACAGAGTTTAAATGCAGTAGTGGAAGCTAAGATCAAGCAGAAACTACAAAAAGGAATGGTAAATGTTCAACTTACCATGGAGAAATTAATCTCCGAAGGAAAGATTTCGAGAGACTTTACAGTCAATGTAGGTGCTGAGAAGGAAGGAGTAAATTCAACAATGAATTTTATTGCGACCAATCCAGCAAAGTTGACAGCCGTGATTGATGTGCCTACTCAGGGAAAAGAGGCTTTTACATTTAATGATCATGCAATGACTCAGCTTGCTGAGAAATTAAAGATCCCTACAGCTTATCTGACCTCCTTATTATTTGGAGAAGATTGGCAGCGGACTCTTGCTTATGATATCCTGAATACCCACAATGGTTACTTAACCAGGAACAAAGTTTTGATCAGAGCAATCGGCACTCAGGTAAGAGGTGTATTATCCGATTCCTACAGGAGACTTGATTCTCATCTGATTTTTGAAGAGCATATCAAAGAGGTGCTTTCATTGGGAGCTCAAATATCTGACGGGTTTATGGATGATTCAATTGTATCCGTAGAGAGCATGCTTCCGAAACCAATCGTAGTGGAGACCGCTTTGAATGGTCAGATCATGCTTGCTTTTGGTTCCCGCCTGTCTACATTTGATTATGGAGGTCGTGCTCAGATTCTCAGTTCTGTTATCACCAATGGAGTCTGCCTTAATGGAGCTGTCAGAGAACATATGCTGAGAACAGTTCACCTTGGAGCCAGATTGGATGAAGGAATGGTTTTCTCCAAAGAGACTTACAGATTGGATTCCTTAACGGTTGCTTCTGCCATAAGAGATATGTCTCGTGAGATATACTCAGTGGATACCGTAAAGCAACGCCTTCAGGAAATACAGGCTGCATCATCCACTCCAGTAGAACCGGCAGCAATGTTAAAGGATCTTTATCAGGGAATGAAACTTTCCAAAGGAGAATCAGATGAGGTAGGAAAGATGCTGATGAGAAATGATCCAATGCAAGGTCTTCAGGGAGAATCAACTATCTGGAAATTGGCTCAGGGAATAACCGCCTACGCCAATCAGGATGATGTATCAGAGCGTAGGAGAGTAGAACTCCAGCAGGTTGCTGGTGATTTGTTTAAGAAACTAAAGAATTAATGAAGATCGTGCTGAGTGACTAAATCTGCTTCGGCAGAGGAGAGGAAAGGCTATTCACCGAATATAGGGGGCGGGCGTAGAAACGAATAAATACCCCCTTCTTATACTTAATCTAAATGATTATGATTCAACCTTTAACCGCAACATTAGCTGCTAATGATAAGGGACAGAGAGTCATTAAGATTTCTTTCCCTTATAACATTGATATACTGGACAAAGTTCGGTCTATCCCTGGCAGACAGTACCATAAAGAAGTGAAAAAGTGGTCTGCTCCAATAACTCCTTCTGCCGTTGAGAAATTGATGGCGTGGGGATTTCAAATGGATCCAAGACTATTAACATATTTACAGAATTCTCAGATCAGGAAGAGTAATATCCTGACTGAAGGAATTCCAGGACTCAAAGGAGAATTATTTCCTTTCCAAACGGAAGGAGTTGCTTTTGTAGAAATGCAAAAAGGTAGAGCTTTGATAGCCGATGAAATGGGATTAGGAAAAACAGTCCAAGCACTTGCCTGGTTACAACTTCATCCTAAGTTACGGCCTGCTGTCATAGTTACTCCTGCCGCATTAAAATTAAATTGGAAAAGAGAAGCTGAAAAATGGTTACCAAATCCAAATGTAGAAGTATTATCAGGAACTTCTCCATGGAAGACCACAGGAGATATCCTCATCATCAACTATGATATCCTTCCGAATAATTATGAGAAGGAGGAAGGTAAGAAAAGAGGTAAGGAAATTTTAAGATCAGGGTGGGTTGATTTCCTGATTGATAGAAATCCACAAGTATTGATCACGGATGAGTGTCATTATTATAAAAACGGATCTGCCCGAAGGACTTTAGGCGTGAGGAAGATTGGCAGGATAGTTCCAAATATGATAGCTTTGTCAGGGACTCCGGTGCTGAATCGTCCGATTGAGATATATAATGTGGTGAGATTACTCAAACCCGAACTGTTCCCAAATTATATGTCGTACGCTAAGAAATATTGTAATGCCAGACATAATGGATTTGGTTGGGATTATTCCGGAGCCTCTAATATAGAAGAGCTTCATGCCATGCTCAAGACCAATGTAATGATCAGGAGACTCAAATCAGAAGTATTGAAGGAATTACCACCAAAGATATATTCATTTGTTCCAATGGAGCTAACCAATAAGAGTGAATATGAGTTGGCTGAGAAGGATTTCATATCATTTCTTCGAGCTTGGAAGGGCAAGGAAGCTGCGGTAAGAGCAGAGCGAGCTAAAGTATTAGCTTCGATAGCAGGATTAAAACAACTGGCTGTGCATGGGAAACTCAAGCAGGCAAAGGAGTGGATCAAGAACTTCTTGGAAGTGGATGGGAAATTAGTTGTATTTGTTGATCATCACTTTACATCTGATGCTCTGATGGAAGAGTTCGAGAAGGTTGCTGTCCTATTGGATGGACGTAGTTCAGATAAACAAAAGGAAATAGCAAAGACTAAATTTATGAATGATGATAATTGTAGATTATTCATTGGTGGAATCAAAGCTGCTGGAGAAGGAATCACTCTTACAGTAGCTTCCAATGTAGCTATATTGGAACTACCATGGACTCCTGCAGCAGTAGATCAATGCACTGACCGTTGTCATAGGATAGGACAGAAGGATACTGTTAATGTTCATTACCTATTGGCAGAAAATACAATAGAGGAAAGGATTGCTCGTCTGATTGATTCAAAGCGTGGAGTGATTGATGGAGTAGTAGACGGAAAAGCAACTGATGCAGAATCATTATTGATGCAATTAATAAATTCATATATTGAAGAAGTATAAATTTAAACCGCAAAGAAATGACTCCAAATGGAATTAAACTAACTAATTTAGTTAGGAAAACATTAAAAACTCGTCGCAATTACACTTCATTAGAAATTCAAGTTAATTATCGTAATGGAGTAGGCTATTCTTTAATTATTCGAGAATCTCATTCAGTAGAAAAAGAATATGAAGGAACAATTCACTTTTATTCTTGGAAGGATTTTATAGGAAATTTAAAACTTGAATATGATGTACAATCTATGGATTATGGATTCATATTTCGAAATGGATATCTTGATCCTCAAATACTTCCAACAGGAGCGTATTTGGCAAGGATTCCTATTTATTCAGAAGCTCATTATTTAGACATACATATTCATATTCCAAGTTCTCAATTAGATTCTCTAAAATAATGGATATCGTTCAGTTATATCAGGATTTCTCAGTCGACTTCGTAACCGAAGGACATAAACATTCAAGACCAGGGTGGGCTAATGTTGAGTGCCCTTGGTGTGAAGGGAATCCCGGTTATCACCTTGGCTTTGAGATGGCTGGGAATTATTATTATTGTTGGAGATGTGGTTGGCATCCTATTGTTCCCACGGTTTCCCGTCTGATTGATCTATCTGAAGTCGAAACCAGGAAGCTAATAAAGAAGTACGGACTCTTAATTCCAAGAGATACTTATAAGCCTGTAGTAAAGGAGAATAAAAAAGATCATTGTCTCCCATCAAATACAAGCCCTTTGTTGGCCAATCACATCAGGTATTTACAAGCCCGTAATTTTGATCATATCAGGGTATCAAAGATTTGGACACTTAGTGGGACAGGCCCTGTAAGTCGCTTGGACAATATAGACTTTAAGCATAGGATTATCATACCCATCATTTGGAATTCACAGGAGGTTTCATTTACTTCCAGGGATGTCACAGATAGGAGTCCTTTACGTTATATCACTTGTCCGAAAGATAGAGAATTAATTCCTCATAAACACATATTATATGGTAAGCAAGAACATTGGAAATCTACTGGTATTTGTTGCGAGGGTCCTATTGATTGTTGGCGTTTGGGTCCCGGCAGTTTTGCTTGTTTTGGTATTAAATATACTCCGGAACAGCTACGTGTCATTGCGAAAAACTTTAAGAGGGTGGCGGTATTCTTTGATACAGATCCGCAGGCGGATATTCAAGCAAAGAAATTAGTTGCTGATCTACGATTCCGTGGAGTAGATGCCTTCCAAGTAATATGGAAGGGAGGACTACTGGAAGCTATGCAGGGAACAGATCCCGGAAGTCTGAAACAAGAAGATGCAGATTATATTGTTAAACAAATAATGAAATGATAATTCAATTAAAATTTAAAGGTGTTGATGACTGGAATAGACCAGTCTTCAAATGTATTGATGCCCGATACAAATCATTGTATTTTGGAGATGTAAACAAACTCTGGAATTGGGAACATCCTCCCAAAGATATTGTTGAGTATTATCAAAAGAACGTAGGAGCTCTTGAATACTTCGGAGATCACTTCAGGTGTGAACCGCATGGAGGGATGCCTTTTACAAACCTGCAACTTGAAATAATTAATTAGTGCTTAAAATGAAGCGAGTAATAAACACTGACTCTGCGGAGTTAGACCTTACAAAAGTTTATAAACAGGGAGGACCTCGAGCATTTAAACCAAACGGTCTTTGGTATTCAATTGACGGGGAATGGGAAGACTGGTGCAGGGATAATATGAATCATTGGATTAAGAAATATAATATTGAATTGACCATTGATGAAAGTAAAATACTTATTCTCAAAACAATACATCAAGTAGATAGATTCAGAGAAGAATTTGAATCGGTCTCTGATTATAGTGATCTTATCAAAGAAGTAGACTGGGAAAAAGTAAAACAATGGTACCCTGGTATAGAAATACAAAATTATCACAAGATAAAAGAATGGGGTTTCAATCCTATGTTTGATTGTATGTGGTTTTATGGATGGGATGTATCCAGCGGATGTATTTGGGATTTATCCATTGTAAAAAAATACAAAAAGATTTGATACTCAAGCAATTAAAAAATACAAAAAAAATATTTTTGATTCCATTTGGATTTCAAAAAATGACTATTTATCTTTGATATCGGATTAATAAAATATTTCATCATGTGTAGTTGGACACAAAAAAGATACCATTTTTTGCGGTTTTGGTAGGATCAAGGGGGACGGTGCCAACTCACCAGAACCCTTGATCTTTTTTATTCTCTAATCATGAAACGAATAAGGACTATTCCACCTCCAGAAGTTATAATCATTCCAATCCCTAACCACCTCTACTTAGTTGACAAGATGGGTCAAACTTATTCCATGGAGCTACATATTATTCCTCAGCAAATTCCGAAGACTCTCTATCTCGACCATATATATAATAAGAATCTAATATCATTGGTCGATATAATTGATGATCCGACCAATGATGAAAACATTAGACCCCTTAAACAAAAGAAGAAATCGACTGTAGTAGAAAAGAATGATACCTATTATCCACTTGCAGAATATCTTTCCAATATAATTAAACATAAGAAAAATATAACCCATACTACTCGCCAGAAGAAAGCATGGGCAAATGATATCAGGAAATTAGCAGATATGAATAAAATTTCCTATGAGCGAATAGAAACTGCTCTCCAATGGTATAGAAAAAATATAGGTGGAGAATGGATTCCAATAATAGAGTCAGGTTCTTCCTTACGAGAAAAATTTATAAAGTTAGAAGGAGCTATGGAAAGAGATAATCGCCCATTCAAACCAAAGGAATATCACAAAGATATCATTGATGATGGTATAAGGTATGTATGGAATGAGAAAAAAGGTAAATATGTTCACAGTGTATCAGGAGAAATATATATTCCATGATTGAACGGAAAGTAATAATCGGATTAATAACATCTACTGACTATTGTACTCAGATTAAAAGTATATGGAATACCGCTTTATTGGAATCTGCTACCGCAAAGAGAATGGCAGGGTGGTGTTGGGAATACTTTGACAAATATCAGAAAGCTCCAGGCGGTGACATAGAAGGAATATTTTTTAGTAAAATCAAAGCAGCTAATTTCCCCAAGACTATGGCTGAGGAAATTGAGCAGGATATTCTACCAAGCCTTAGTAAAGAACATACTGGAGAACCATTTGATTTGACCTACCTCCTGGATGAAACGAAAAAGTATTTTAATGAACGTCATCTTACTCTATTCAAAGAGCAGGTAAGTGCTTTATTGCTTGCTGGTCAGACCTCAGAGGCGGAAAAGATGATCTATAGTTTCAAACCATTAAAAGGAATTACACATGATATAAATGATTTCATACGATCCATTGCTCAGATCAGAAGGGAAAAGAAAAAGTCTCCAATGATGTTTATGAAACCTTGGTTAAGAGCAGGACAGGTTACAATTATTTATGGTCAATATGGAACTGGGAAATCATTACTGGCTTTGCTTGTGGCTTATATGCTTGGAACTAAGAATTTTATGGATCATGACATAGATGAGTGGTTAGTAAAGAATCAGACCGGATGTTTATACCTTGATGGAGAAATAGGTGAGCTGGAAATGGAAGAGAGGTTTAGTAAATTTGAGTGGATGGGTTGTCAGCAAGGAGAGTATAGGATGAAGATATTCTCAGTTCCTGAATATCAATTAGCTACAGAGGATTCCTTTTTCCTATCCAGTAGAGAGAATCAGATGAAGATTATCCGCTGGCTTAAAGAGCATTCAAGCTATCAATTAGTCATACTGGATAGTGCAAGTACCTTATTTGGATTGGAGGATGAGAATAGTAACTCTGAATGGAATAATAAGATCAATCCATTTCTCAGGGATCTGCGGGCATTGGATGTGGCATGTATCCTACTCCATCATGCTGGAAAGGATAGTAAAAGAGGATTAAGAGGAGCTTCTGCTATGGGAGCTATGGCGCATAATATCTTTCGGTTATCGAATCATGGTAGTAAAGATATCACTGATGGAGAAGCGTGGTTTACTTTGAGTAAGGATAAACAGAGATCAGGAGGGAGGAGCTTTCCTAATTTCTCTTTACATTTTACTCAGGGACATAATGATAAAGAAACTCATTGGGAGGTTACAGAATGAATCTGGCAGAGCAGAGCATAAAGCTGATCAAGAATCTCTATGATCCAAAGGTAGAGAATATAATCGCGTTTTCGGGCGGGAAAGACTCGGTCGTGCTATATCATTTGGCCAAGGCAACAGATTTAAAATTCACCTATGTCTACTCGAATACGACCATAGATCCGCCGGGGCATATCGGATTTATCAGGAGCTTTTTTCCTGATGTAATCATTAAGCAACCGAAAAAATCATTCTATCAGATCATTGAGCATGAAGGATTACCATCACGACATAGGAGACAATGTTGTCATCAACTAAAGGAGTATATAGGTAAAGGAAGTAGAGTATTTGAAGGAGTCAGGATTGATGAAGGAGTATTAAGAGGAAAGAGATTATCAGCATTACTGGAACCGGAATCCTGTGATACAAGGATAAAAGGAAAGATACATGCTTATCCTATGTTAAACTGGACTACCAATGATGTTTGGAAATATACTTATGAAAATCATTTACCTTGGTCTCCCTGGTATGATTTAGGATTTGAAAGACTTGGATGTGTTGGTTGTCCACTTACCACCATTAATCAGAGAATCAGAGGATATAAAATAAATCCGCGTTATGTTTATGCGACAATCAAAGCGATAAAAAAGAATATTGACAAAGGAGGAGTCCTAAAGAAATTCTTTGATGATCCTTATGAAGCATTCCATTGGTGGATTAGTGAGCAATCAGTCAAAGAACATAGAATTTGGAACCAGGGTTTGATAAAAATTAATTATGAAGAAGAGATTAAAAAAATGTTTCCATTAAAAAAGAAAGATTATGGCAAGGATGAACAATGAATTATTCCACTACTTAACAAGTAGGAATATATTTAAAAACTATTTTCAGACCAATAAAGCATCTGAAAGAACAGAACAGAGAAGGCAAGAAAGAAATAGAGATCGGTTAGTGTGGTTAGCATCAGGACAACGGACAGATCCCCAAACTGGTTTAAAAAGACAGGTAGGAAAAGGATCTTATCAAAGATCAATTCACGGAGAATTAAAATTTAGTAGACAAGGTAGAATAGATTAAAACTAAAAAATCATGTACAAGATTAGAAAAGAGTTTCATTTTAGCGCAAGCCATATCCTAAACGGCTTGCCTGCAGACCATCCCTGTTCAAGGTTGCATGGTCATAACTACATTATTACTGTGGAATTATCATCTTCTATTTTAAATGATGTAGGATTTGTTACCGACTATAGGGCTTTGGAACCTATTAAGAAATGGATTGATGAGAAATGGGATCATAGACATCTCAATGATACTATGACAGTCAATCCTACAGCTGAGAATATAGCCAAGGTAGTATTCCTGCAATTTACAGCTCAATTCCCACAATTATCATCTGTATCAGTAAAAGAGACAGAGAAGACAGAAGCTATTTATTATCCACAATATGACTAATATGGTAAAGCAAATTATTCCTGCCGATTCTTATAAAACAAGAAAGGATTTTAAGAAAGATGGAAAGAACTTTTTAAACATATCAGAGTTCTTTTATGATACTATTCAAGGAGAAGGAATCAATATAGGTCAGCCAGCATCTTTTCTCAGGATGCAAAGATGTTCTCTTGATTGCTCTTTTTGTGATACTAACGAAGTGTGGAGATATGGTAGTCCTTATTCCTTTGATGAATTGTTTGAATTGATGCCTCTTCACTTTATTTATCAACTAAGTAAAGGACAACATCTAGTTCTTACTGGTGGAAGTCCTTTACTCCAACAGGTTTCTTTGATAGATTTCTTAAATGAGTTTATTGAGAGGTTTGGATTTAAACCTTTCATAGAAGTAGAGAATGAGTGTGTGATCAAACCAATGCCAAGAATGGTTGGTTTGGTAGATTGCTGGAATAATTCTCCAAAACTTGAGAATAGTAAAAATCCATTTGAAAAGAGATGGAAGCCGGAAGTCATCCATTATATGTCTCAATTACCAAATTCCTGGTTCAAATTCGTGGTATCCAGTGAAGAAGATTGGAATGAAATTGATGTAGGATTTCTGATGCCACAGCTTATTAGAAAAGATCAGGTTATCCTTATGCCAGAAGGAGCTACAAGAGTAGAACTGGATCTGCATAAGTCAATCGCATTTGAGCTGGCAGTGGAGAACTCCGTAAGGTATGCTACTCGGGAACATATTGTTCTATGGGATAAAAAGACTGGGGTTTAAAATATATTTAAAAATTTCATTAAAATAGTTTTTTTATTCAAAAATAGTTATTATCTTTAACCTAATTATTTAATCATTCATTTTATTTAACCAAAATTTCAAGACTATGTTAACAGAAAAACAATTGCGCGTAGCCGCAAAAGAATTGAACGAGAAAATCGGTCTCGATCCGGAAATCAATGCAGGCGGACCTGCCAAGATCCTTGCAAATGAAATCAAAGAAGTTGCTGAAGATCCTGAACTGGTAAAACCAGGAGATGTATTCACAAAAGGAACCCAGTTGGTTCTTGATGTTCTTACCGGAAAGGTAAAAGAAGATGCGGATGATACTGAACAGGCTGCTGCTGAGAAAATCCACAAAAAGAATGTAGCTGACGCTCCGGTAAATGCAGGGAAAAGGAAAGTGGTAATCCCTGAGAATGACGAAGATGAACCAGAACCTGAAGCAGAGCCAGAACCTGAAGCAAAAGCAAAACCCGCAAAGAAAGCTGCCGCAGCTCCGAAGAAAGCTGGGAAGACAAAGAAATCCATAATCGAAGGTTTTCTTACCACCAAGACCGGAGGCACCATTGAGGAAATGGCTCAGGCAATGGTTGATGAAGGGGTGGATACTGATTACAAAAAGAATCTCGTGGTCACGAAACTGTGGCTGTCCAAGATGGGATTCGACACCAAAAAAGCCGCTATTGAAAAGAACCCGAAGTTCAAAGCAAAATAAGGTGGCGGAAAGGAAAATTGTCTATAAAATAGACGAAGGAGTAGACCCGTCAGAAGTATACTGCACCACATATCAGATGCGTAACTTCTATGCCCAAATGGCAGACGGGTTCTTCTCTTCCCTTGACGTGATGAATTACATCCAGCATCATGCTGCGGTGCTCAAAATGAAAAAGGGATGGAGGGTATTAGACGTCTGCTGTGGTCGCGGACTGCTCTTACCATTAATCAGGTATTACCGCCCCGAGATTGCGGAATATATCGGGGTGGATATATCTGAAACTAATATAAGGGAGCAGGAACGCAGGTCAGGAGTTAAGAAGATTGAGGATATGCATGAGTACTATCCTTTTACAGTCACTCACATCATCTCCAGCGTAGAAGAGATGGATGAAGTACTAAAAGCTGATTCAATTGATTACATCATCTATACATCCGCTATAGAGCACATGCAAAAGGAAGCAGGTTATAAATCACTGGAGAATTGCTATACTGCTCTTAAACCAGGACATCAGATGTTTTTATCTTGTCCAAATACTACGGATAAAAAAGATCCTTATGACACTCAGTATGCTGCTCATATTTATGAATGGGATATTCATGAATTAAGAGATGCGTTAGGAGAAATTGGATTTTCTATAGTTCATGAGTATGGACTCGTAGGGAAGGTGAGACCATTCGAAGCATGGTTGGTTACTCAACATCCTTCTATAAAAAAGAGGTATGAGCTGATGAAAGAATATTTGCCAACAGCATGGTTGATGGCTTTTATGCCAATCTTATATCCGGAAGCTGCTGCTGAGGTATTATTAGTAATTGAGAAACCTATAGCGAAACGATTATTATGAATAAAAATGACAAAGATGAAGTTCTCTTTTCCAAAGCAGATGAACTAATTATGGAACAACTGATCGAAATTGGAGAAGACATCAATAGAGAAGGATTGCTGAGTACTCCAAGGAGGGTTGTTAAATCATGGAAAGAGTTATATGCTGGCTATGGGAAAGACCCGAAGGATATTCTAACTGTATTTGATGCAGGAACATACGATCAGATAGTCCTATTAAAAGATGCTGAAATCTACTCCATGTGTGAACATCACATGCTTCCCTTCTTTGGGAAAGTCCATGTGGCTTACATCCCTGGTGAGCATGTCATTGGAATCTCCAAGCTTGCTCGCCTTGTGGATATTTATGCTCGGCGATTACAAATCCAGGAACGGATCGGAGAACAGGTCACCAAAGCTCTGATGGATTATTTGAAACCATTGGGTGCTGCCTGTATTATAGAAGCAGAGCATATGTGTATGCGGATGAGAGGATGTAATAAACAAAACTCCTTTATGGTAACATCAAGCCTGAAGGGAATATTCTTCTCAAATCCTACAGCAAGACAAGAACTTATGCAATTATTAAACAGATGAAAATCTATTTAGCGGGAACCCCTGGCATTGAATCTCGCGAGAAGGAGTGGCAAAGGCTACTTTCTAATCGCCTGTTATCCTACTGGGATATTCAGGAGAATCAATTCGGGGTTCCTTATGCATTTCAATTAATCAGATGGAAATATGAAAGAAGATCGAAAAGTAGACCTGTTCCTGGATAGTGGAGCTTTCTCCGCATGGACTCAGGGCACTGCTATCAACATTGACGAATATATCCAATTTATAAAGGATCATCAGGAAATGATTGAGGTTTATGCAAACCTTGATGGTATTCCTATGCGTCATAAAACAAAGCAGACAGAGATGAACGAAGCATCTGCTAAGCTGACTTTGGAGAATCAGAAATACATGGAAAAGGCTGGATTGAAACCAATGCCCTGTTTTCACTTTGGAGAACCAATGAAATACCTTGATTACTATGTAAAGCACTATGATTATATAGCTCTTGGTGTGGCAGGTAATTCAGGAGCGACATTGATTCCATGGCTTAATATTTGTTTCTCCGAGCATATCTGTGATCAGGATGGAATGCCAAAGATTAAAGTTCATGGCTTTGCCGTCACCTCTTTAAAGATTATGATGATGTATCCTTGGTACTCAGTAGACTCAACGAGTTGGGTAGTGACTGGGCGGATGGGCTCTATCTTTATTCCACGATGGAAAGATGACAGATGGCGGTATGATTTAAACCCTTGGAAGTTTGCTGTGTCCAGCAGGAGTCCCGGAAAGAGTGATGCTGGTAAACATATCAGTACTTTACCAAAAGAAGAACGTGATATCCTTCTCCGTTATATCCATGAAAAAGGATACAAACTTGGGAAATCTGAATTTAAAAAGGTAAAACAAGATCATCTCTTATTGGAAAATGAGAGATGGAATGAAAAGAAACCTACTGATAAATCCGCCCTTCGAGAAGTAGAAATAATGGTGGAGATTGGAATCTCAAATAAGTATCAACTCAGGGATGAGATGAATATCATCTATTTCCTTGATCTTGAGAAAAATAGCAAACCATGGCCGTGGGCATTTAAAATGAAAGTACAAAATGGACTCTTCTAAACGGAAAGTAGATTATGATGCTGGAGAAGATCACAGAGATGATGTAATCAAGCATTTGAATAAAGTCCTACATAAACATAAAGTCAAATTATCATTCAGGAGAGCAGATCCGGAAATTGATGATTGTAGACAAAAAGGACTGGATTATGTTCTTTACGATTTGAAAGATCCATCCATGAAGTATCTTTTTATGTTTGGTGATTTGGAAGTAGGAGGATTTTATATAAAAGCGGAAGGCATTGATAATGCAAGAGATGCTGAAGTATATCTCCATGGACTTGCTCAGAAAAACTATCAAGTTATCATGGTGGATGAATCAGGAGAAAAATATAGTAGAGTTATTCCAATAAATCCAATAATCATAAGGTGGCAACATCGTAAATATGATAATGAGAATAATGCAAATCGTATTCAATTCTATGGCAACTGGGAAGATATTACTTGTCTTGATCCGGAACGTAGTTTTGGATTTGAACCACCGCTTTGGATGCAATTAAAATGGTTATTACTATGAGAGTATTTATGGCGACATGGTTATTCGATAGAACTCTTGGAAGGAGTTCTACAAAGCTGCGTTCAAGGAGTAGACTATTGAGTTACTACTTCATAAAAGAGCAAGGACTTAGCTTTGATGAATTTGAGACTTATCTTAAAACTGGGAGATTAGACCCGAGAAAGAATAAGAAATGAGGATATATTTGGCTGGAATTCCTAAGAGATATCACCGTATCTCAATGCTGAGATATCGGATTCTATTTAGTTATTTCACCATAGTATTTCCACAGCAAAAGTGGGGAGCAAAGTCTGATTTTAAATATTATACTGATGAAAATTTATATGGCAGCAGTGGCTCCTCCAGAATTACTCAAGATGACTAAAAGTATCTTGTTGAGCTACTATGACTTATGTGTGACAAAAATACCTTTTCGTAAGGCAACTTTTAAATTAATCAAATATGGAAATCAACAAAAGCGAATTAGAAAAAGCACTGGAGAGAGTAAAACCAGGGCTGGCAAACAAGGAAATAGTTGAGCAAGCTACATCCTTTGCCTTTATAAAAGACAGAGTAGTTACCTATAATAATGAGATAAGCATATCTCAGAAGGTAACCGGATTAAATATCACCGGAGCAGTTCTGGCTGATAATTTGTATAAGCTTCTTGGTAAGATCAAAATTCCGAAAGATGATGACGGAATGATTGATATTTCCATAAAGGATAATGAATTAATCCTGAGTAAAGGGAAGATGAAAGCAGGATTTGCTATGCAGGAAACCATCAAACTTCCAATAGATGAGGAGATCACTGAAATTGGTGCTTGGTGTGATTTACCTGATAAATTCATAGAATTCGTGGATCTTATAGCTCCATCTTGTGGAAGGGATATGAGCAGACCAGTGCTTACCTGCATCTATGTTTCCAAAGATGGTATAATGGAAGGATCTGATAGTTTTTGTATCATGCATTGTAATCTATCAGAAGATATGCCAGTCGAGTCATTCTTATTACCGGCAGCGTCTGCTAAGGAAGTAATCAGAATAAGCCCTATCCAAATAGCGGAAGGCAAAGGATGGATTCATTTTAAGAATGCCGAAGATACCATGATCTCCTGTAGAGTTTTTGAGGATAAGTGGATGGAGAAACCAGAACTATTCAAAGTAACCGGACATCAAATCATTTTCCCTGAGAAACTGGTAGAACTGCTTGATCGGGCAAATATAGTCGCCAAACGAGATCATGAAATAGAGGAGATGGTCAAAATAGAAATAGCTGATAAGAAATTGAAGATCATTGCTGATTCAGATATTTCCTGGATTAAAGAAGAATTGCCTATTAATTATAAGGAACCTGTATCATTTACAATAACTCCTTACCTGCTAAGACAAATCATCCAGAAAACAAAACTTTGTTTGGTTGGGAAAGATAAACTTAAATTTGAAGGGGAAGGTTGGATTTATATTGCAGCATTAAGAGGTTAAGATATGCAAGAGTTTTTTACAAAGAAGGAGACCGAATCAAAGTCTCGTCCTGATGGGAAGACTTATTCTTGCTTTGCCTGTGGATTATATAAAGACTGTCAAAGTCCTAAAATGAAACCATTTGGCAATTTCAAGAAGAAGATTCTCAATATAGGAGAGGCTCCAGGGGAGACGGAAGATCGTAGAGGGAAACCATTCCAAGGCAAGACGGGTAAGCTATTGGAGAGTACTTATAGAAAACTTGGCATTGATCTATTTGAAGACTGTTTAAATATTAATGCCGTCAACTGTTGGCCTGATGGAAACCGCTCTCCCGAGAATTATGAAATAGAATCCTGCCGAAAACTAATCCTTCCAGTGATAGAGCAGTGTAAACCAAAGGTGATTGTCCTACTTGGGAACTCTGCTATCTATTCTATGATAGGACATCGCTGGAAAAAAGATTTGGGAGGGGTATCAAAGTGGAGAGGGTTTACCATTCCTGATCAGGATTTCAATACTTGGATTTGTCCTACTTTTCATCCCAGTTATGTAGATCGCGTCGATACAAAAGATGTTGAGTCTATTTGGATGGAGGATTTAAAACAAGCTGTTGCTCAACTAAAAGAACCCTTTCCAATTCATAAAGAACCAGAGATCGAAATAATAGAAGACTTATCAGTCTTAAATTCAATTACCATTGGAACGATTGCCTTTGATTATGAAACCACTGGCATAAAACCACATGCAGCAGAGCATAGGATTATTTGCGCTTCTGTTGCGTATACTTCTGATAAGGCTTATTCTTTTATGATGCCTTCTTCTCCAGCTGGCAGAAGACCATTTACCAATCTGTTAGCTAATCCAAGAATTGGTAAGATTGCTCATAATATGAAGTTTGAGGATAACTGGAGTCTTGTTAAATTAAGACAACCGGTGACTAATTGGGAGTGGGATACCATGATTGCTTCCCATGTAATTGATAACAGACCAGGAATAACGAGCTTAAAATTCCAAGTATATGTCAACTTTGGTATTGTGGATTACGCAAGTGAAATAGCTCCTTATCTACAAGGTACTGACGGAGTGAGCGCCAACTCTTTGAATAAGATAAAAGATATTCTATTAAAGCAAGGTGGACAGCATAAACTCCTAAAGTACTGTGGATATGATAGCATTTATGAATTCCGATTAGCAATTAAACAACGTTTGAATATATTACCTTTTTAATATGAGTAAAGATAATGAACAAGCAGTATATCCAGCAGCCTTCATAAGGTGGATAGAGGAAGAGACATCATATTCTATTCTTGAGGAGTGTTGGTTTTGTGATGATGAAAAATTTGATACCATAGAATCATTATATCAACATTATTTGGAGGATATGGAAAATGAATATTAATCCAAGAACATACGAAGCATACCAATTATTCCATGACGGGATATTGGCACTTGCCCATGCTGAGCAAGCAGGCATTCGGGTTGATCTTGAGTATATCGAAGGAAAGAAAACACATCTGACTCGTAAGATAGATCGTTTGGAAAAGCAATTTATGGAGACAAAATTCTTTCTCCATTGGCAACATTCTGTAAAAGGAAAGATCAATATCAATTCTAATGCGCAATTAGCTCATTTTCTCTATGATGTAAAGAAGATCAAAGTTGAGAAAGAAACAGCATCAGGTCAGGGTTCTACTGATGATGAAGCATTACAAGCTATGAATATCCCTGAGCTCAATTCTTTACTTGAAATGAGAAAGCTTAAGAAGGTAAGAGATACCTATTTGGATGCCTTTGCTCGGGAACAGATAAATGGGTATATCCACCCGTTTTTTAATCTTCATCTTGTGAGGACTTACCGAAGCTCATCTGATAGTCCTAACTTCCAAAATATTCCCAAACGAGATGAGGAATCAATGCAAATCGTCAGAAAAGCTATTTATCCACGACCAGGTCATCAGTTAGTAGAGATTGATTATTCTGGAATTGAGGTAAAGATAGCCGCCTGTTACCACAAAGATCCTACTATGTTACATTATATTAATGATCCAAAGTCGGATATGCATGGTGATATGGCAAAGCAAATCTTTATGATTTCTAACTTTGATAAAAAGAATCCTGATCATTATACATTGCGACAGGCTGCAAAAAATGGTTTTGTATTTCCTGAATTCTATGGAGATTATTACGGTAATTGTGCTATCAATATGGCATGTAGGTGGGGTCAATTACCACAAGGGAAATGGACTGGTAATCAGGGCATACCTTTAAATGGTAAAACTTTATCCGACCATCTGATCGCCAAGGGCATAACCTCTTTGGATTCCTTTAGTAATCACCTAAAGAAAATAGAGGGTGATTTTTGGGGAAAGCGATTTGCTGATTACGCCAAGTGGAAAGAACTTTGGTGGAAGCTATACCAGAAATATGGTTATATTGATCTCCTGACAGGTTTTCGATGTTATGGGCAGATGGGCAAAAATGATACCAGCAATTATCCAGTTCAAGGAGCAGCTTTTCATTGTCTATTATGGTCTTTTATTCAGATTGATAAAATCATCCGTGACAAAGGACTTGATAGTCGCCTGATAGGACAAATCCATGACTCAATGATTCTTGATGTAAACCCCTTGGAATTAGCCCAAATCAGGGAAATAGCCCATAAGGTCACCTGCCAAGATTTGCCGGAAGCTTGGAAATGGATTATCGTTCCTTTAGAAGTGGAAATGGAAATAAGTCCGGTGGATGCGAGCTGGGCTGAGAAAAATAAAATGAATTAAAATATTTATTAAAACATATTTTTATCGTTAAAAAATTATATTTATATTTGATGCCTTATGAGTTTATATCTAAAACACAGACCAACCGACCTGACCCAAGTAAAGGGTAATACAGATATAGTATCTACCCTGGAAGGTATGCTGAGTAGTGCTGACTGCCCACATGCCTTCCTTTTACATGGACAGACTGGATGTGGAAAAACCACAATTGCAAGGATCATAGCTAACCGATTAGGTTGCGTTGGATCTGATTATAAAGAAGTAGATTCTGCTGATTTTCGTGGAATTGATACGGTAAGGGAGATCAGAAAGAATAGTATGTATAAAGCTATTGAGGGAGCTGTTCGGGTTTGGGTAATTGATGAATGCCATAAAATGACAAATGATGCTCAGAATGCCCTGCTAAAAATACTTGAGGATACGCCACCTCATGTTTATTTCGTTCTTTGTACTACTGAACCACAAAAATTATTGCCTACTATCAAAGGTAGATGTAGTCAATTTCAGGTAAATCCACTTAATGAAAATCAGATGTTTCGTCTTCTCAGGAAGATTGTCCATGATGAAAAGGCTGAGTTGGAGCAGGAAATATACGATGTTATCATAAGGGATTCTTTAGGATTGCCAAGAAATGCTATCCAAATACTTGAGCAGGTATTAAATGCTCCGGAAGAAAGACGGATGGAAGTAGCTAAGCAGACCGCAGCAATGGTATCTGAATCCATTGAGTTATGTAGAAGTCTGATCAATAAAGCGCCCTGGTCTAAAACTTCAAAAATATTGGCAGGATTAAAGGAGAAGGGAGAGGAAGCTGAGAGCATCAGAAGAGTAGTGCTCGGATACTGCCAAGCCATCCTGCTCAAAGGAGAAAATGATGTTGCTGGATTGATATTGGAAGAATTTATCAATCCGTTTTATGATTCAGGATTTCCTCAATTAGTTTATGCTTGTTATTCAGTAACTAAAAATTAAGATATGGAAAACGAGAAGTGGAAATATGTAAAAAGAAATGATTCTGTAGTATCTGTAAAAGATTTACGGTTGATGTATAAAAGAGAAACAGGATTATTGCCAAATGGTAGTTATCTTTCAATGGGAGGTAGAAGAATTAATGCCAACCTGGACCCAGAATTATCTGATTATATTGAGTGGTTAGAATGGGTTGCTATTACTCATCTTACTATTCATAAAAAACTTATACCTTTTGAACCAATAACAACTAAACATTAATTTTTAATCATGAAAGTTAAATTAGCGGAGGCTTTACTCAGGAGAAAGGAACTCAACGAAAAGGTTGAGCAACTTAAAAAGATCAATGTTCAAGGTCTTTTTGAAACTAAAGGAACTCGCAAAAAGATCACTGAAGACATTGATGATGTTCTTGTATCTGTTCCAAAAATTACCCTCAACCAGGTAGCTGCAGGGTATGACTGGTATGCCAAACAACTTCGTTTGGTTGATGCCGCTATCCAGCAGGCAAACTGGAGTACTGAGATCGAAGTTGGTGGATGTATGGATGATTATACTGAACCAAATATGACAAAATAACTGGATGTTAATGAGTCGACTCATGGGCTAAGAAAGAAGCAATATGCTTTGTTTAAAGCGGAGCGTTATTTCCTTGGTTTAGAGTATCCATTAAGCCTAACATCCTTTTAATTAAAGTTCTTTGAAATAGTGGGCGTGGGTGCAGAGTTGGCACCATTACTCTGAAATGGTAGAGCAAACCGGATTGTTCGTTGCATTTTCTTACTACTACAAGTTCGAATCTTGTTAGGCTTCAGCCTATGGCGGAATTGGTAAACGCAACTGAATGTTAATCAGCTAAATAAAATGGATCTATGGGACGCTGGTTCGAATCCAGCCAAGTCTACAGGCTTGTAGCTCAGCTGGTTGAGCAATAGAAAAAGATGTGACTGGTCTTTAACTGGTCGAGGTAACCATTAATACCCGAATTAATTCATCCGATTGACCGACTGATCCGACTAAGAGAACAATGGAACCACTTATAATATAATTCCGATTGACCACGCACCCGACACTATTTCTTTTTATATTTAAAACTATGGAAGACAAAAAACTTATTTTAACAGCTGGAAAAGGATGGGCTCGTATTGGATTAGCAATATTGCTACTGATCGGAGTCTATGGTGTACTTGCTCCTTTGTTATTCAGTAATTCTGAATCAGACTTTGGAGTATTTTTAGGAATGGTTGTGATATGGATCGCTCCATTTCTTGCTATTTGGCTAATATGGCCAGTACTTAAATTCTTTTTTATTACAAAGCCAAAACTAAAAGAAATGGAACGGTATGGTAGAGACAGATGGAGATAAATCAATTAATCACTAAAAACAAAGTAAAATGAAAAGAGTAACATTAATCAGTATGTTTTTAATTGCTATGGTAGGATTAACATCTTGCTTTCAGCATGTAGAGCCCCGTAGTGTGGGTATCAAGGTAAAGACAATGGGGAATAACAAAGGAGTTCAACCAATAACTCTACCCGTAGGTCGGTATTGGGTAGGTGCCTATTGGAAACTATACACTTATCCAACAAACATTCATATCTATCCATTTACGGCAGGTAAGGATGAAGGAAGTGAAGCAAATGAAGAGATGCGATTTCAGGATAAGGATGGTTTACAATTAGGTTGTGATGTTGCCGTTTCTGCTCAAGTTGATCCCGCATTAGTCCCAGTCACATTCCAAACTTATGGAGGAGATATGGAAACTATAATTAAGAGTTATGTGAGACAAGATTTACAGAGTGGATTTATTGCTTATGCCAGTACACATCAAGCCGTTGAATTATATTCAGATAAAAAGATGGAGATGCTCACCTTTGTTAATAAAGCTATATCAGATAAATTTAAACCAACCGGTGTTATAATAACAGATGTGGCTTACAAGAGTGATATACGTTTACCTGATAATGTTAGGGAATCTATTAATGAAAAAATCAAAGCTACACAGATCGCACTTCAGAAAGAGCAGGAAGTTATGCAAGCTGAAGCTGATGCCAAAAAGACAGTGGCAAAGGCTGATGGAGATTCAAAAGCAATCCTCATGATGGCTAAAGCTCAGGCTCAGGCCAATGAATTACTTTCCAACTCCATTACTGCAACACTTGTAAACTATGAATTGGCTAAGAAATGGAACGGAGTAACCCCAATTTATTCGGGGCAAGGATCCGTTCTTCCACCATTATTCAAATAACAAATAATACACTAACCAATGAACTACGAAAAAGACATTAGAATAGATGAGACTGCTCTGGACATTGAATGGCTGGAGCAGCCTTCTTTAATGATAAAATACGCTCGTATTGCTGCTCATTGCAGAATGGTATTAGATCAAAAGAAGGAGGCTCTTGATCTTGTGAAAGCACATTTAGATCAGGAGATTAGGAGTAATCCTTCTGAATTTGGTATTGAGAAGATAACAGAGCAGGTAATGCTTAATACAATCATTGATCAGGTTCCTTATAAAGAAGCCTTTGCAGAGTATCTCGAAGCAAAGTTTGAAGCTGATGTAGCTCAAGGAGCCGTCAGGGCATTTGATGCTCGTAAGGATGCTTTGGAAAACCTTGTCAGATTAAATGGACAGCAATACTTCGCCGGACCTAAAATGCCAAGGAATTTAACCCAGGAAAGAGAACGAAAGCAAGAGGAAGTAACTCAATTAAATGCTTCCATTGCAAGAAAAATAAGGAGAACAATTTAATAATCATTAAAATTTAATCAAATGGCAAAAGAAAAAAGACATTCCTTTAGAGGAAAAGTTGTATCAAGTGCTGAGAAACAAAAAGAAAGAGGAGGCAGTCGATACTTAACCATTCCAAAAGGAATAAAAATGTTTAAGTTACCTGAGGGAGTCAAATCTTTTCAGATGGATTTCTTACCCTATCTTGTTTCATCAGATAGACATGCTGAGCGCAATGATGCTTCCGGAGTAGCAATTCCAGGATCAGAGTGGTATAGAGCATCTTTTAAAACACACAGGAATATCGGAGCCAATAATGAAACAGTAATCTGTCCGAAATCATTTGGTCACAAATGCCCTATCTGTGAGTATCAATTAAAGCGGATAAAAGATGGAGCTGATAAAGAGGAGTTCAAAGTATTATATCCTCAGGAGAGAAGTCTTTATGCTCTCATTCCAGTAGGACATAAGGATTATCCAGAAACGATACATGTTTGGGATATGTCTGATTTTCTATTCCAGGAGACCTTAATTGATACTCTTAAAGAGGATGATTCCAATGAGGATTTCTTTACTCTTGATAATGGGAAGACAGCAAGCGTCCGTCTTAAATGGAAAGAGATTGGAAGGAATAATTTTCCGGAAGTCGTTGATATCATATTTAAAGATAGAGAACCTTTTGAAGATTCCGTATTGGATGATGTTCCGGATCTTGATAACATGCTTAAAGTCCTGTCTTATGATGAGTTGGAAGCTAAATTCTTTGATGTTGATTCCGAAAAAGATGCTGGTAAATTAACTGATACGGATGATGTAGAAGAAGAGCCAGCTCCACGAAGGAGAGCAACAAAAGAAGAACCTCCTGCAAAGGCAAGGCGTCCAGTTAAGGAAGAGGAGGATGAACCCGAACCAGCTCCAAGATCACGCAGGGCAATCAAACCGGAACCGGAAGAGGAAGACGAACCTGAACCCGCTCCACGAGCAAGAAAGGTTTCCAAACCGGAACCGGAAGAGGAGGATGAACCCGAACCAGCTCCAAAAAGGAGTTCTAAGAAAGAAGAACCAGCTCCAAAGTCAGGGAAGGAGAAATGTCCACATGGTCATAGATTTGGAGTAGATACAGATACTTTTGATGATTGTGATAAGTGTGAAATTTGGGATGATTGTATTGAGCAAAAGGAAAAATCATGAGAGTGTTGAAACCAGAAAACAAAAGGAAAGATTATAAACTTGTAGGGGCTTCCATGCCCCCTCAAGTTTATCATTATCTCAACTTGTTTATTCTGACTAAAAAAATAACGAAGACTGCTATCCTTTCTGAATTACTGGAAGAGTGGATAAAGAAACAGCGATTAAAAGATTCTGAAAATAGTCTGATATTAAATTTAGTAGAGCAAATAAAAGTTGAGTGGAAGATCAGGGAAGCCCATGAAGGATTAATATCATTTGATGAATTCTCTCATGATGTAATGGAAGAGTTGACTGGTAAAGGTTTGAGTCTCGGACATATTAATGCAATACTAACAATATTAAGGAATGACGCAGAGAACAAGAAAAGAAGAGCCACTAAGTGAGCAAGTAAGAAAAAGAGTTTCAACTAAAATAGAACCAGTAAAAAAATATCCCGATGGAAATTTTGGAAAAATTATCAGTTCAGGATCAACGTTACTCGATCTTGCCTTATCAGGAGGCAGAGTCAGAGGTGGTGGTTTACCAGGGGGAATTCTGGTTGAAATATTCGGTCCAAGTGGTAGCGGGAAAACAGTTTTCCTTAGCGAAATTGCAGGAGGTGTGCAAAGACAAGGTGGAGACCTTATCTTCCACGATCCCGAAGCAAGACTTAATCCCCAATTCGCAAAACTTTTTGGTTTAGAATTGGCAGAGGGTACTTATTTTAATCCTGATACTGTTCCAGAGGTTTTTGAGCCAGTCAGAACCTGGAAACCAACCTTCCAGGATGGAACGGTTATTAATGGTATATTTGCTGATTCTTTGGCAGCCCTTTCTACTGATATGGAGATGGAGAAGAAGGATGGCGATAAAATGGGAGGTCGTAGGGCAAAGGAATTCTCAGAAGGAACTCGTAAGACCTGCCGTATCATAAAGGATAAAAACTACCTGATGGTTTGTAGTAATCAAATCAGACAGAATATGGATGCTATGGCTTTCTCAAAATATACGACTCCTGGAGGAGAAGCAATCGGATTTTATGCCAGCGTTCGTTTGAAAACTCAGATCATCAAAAAACATAAGGTAGAGAAGACTTTCAAAGGAAAAGATATTTCTAAGATCGTAGGAGTTCGAGTAGAAGTAGAAGTATTTAAATCATCTATTTGGGAACCTTTCCATAATGCTCCAGTCACAATATTGTTTGATTATGGTATTGATGATATCCGAGAGAACTTACAATTTATTAAGGATTATTCCAAATATAATGTATATACTCTAAATGGAGAAACCTTACATAAAGAGTTAGCTCAAGCCATCAGGATAATTGAAGAAGATCATGCTGAGCAGGAGTTAAAAGAGGAAGTAATAAACCTTTGGGAAGAAAGAGAAAAAACATTTAAAATAGAACGTAAACCAAAAAGATGAAAACAGTATCGGTATTTATTAAGGAAGAGAGTGATGGATTATCCATAAATATAGAACATACGGGATGCGAACCATTTGAGATAGTAGGATTTTTATTTCAAGCTATGATGCAAGCCCGTGATGCTTCCGTAGGACAGACAGTATCATTTACCATAGATGGTAAAGATTTAGTAGGAATATTAAAAAAAGGAAATAATGCATGAGGATATTATCATTTTAGCAAATGATCCAAGCATAACCGCCTGGGGCTTTGTGATATTAAATAACAGGAATGAGATATTGGAATCAGGTTGTATCAAAACGGCTCCTGAACAAAAGAAGCGTCGGATACGGAAGAGTGATGATACAACCCGTAGAGTATCTGATATAAACAGGCGATTACTCCATGTTATTCGTAAGTGGAAGGTAAATTATATTCTATCAGAACTCCCTCATGGAAGTCAGAATGCTTCAGCTGCAGTTATGATTGGTATTGCTACCGGAGTAGGACAGACCTTGTCAGATGCTCTTGGAATACCAATTGAATGGTATAGTGAACAGGATGCTAAAAAGGCGGTATTGGGAAAGAAAGCTGCTACGAAAACAGATATGATTGATATGATCTCTACATTATACGAGGTAGACTGGAGAGGAATCAAATATATTGACGAGGCCGTTGCCGATGCCCTTGCCATCCATTACGTTGCTGGTTTACAATCATCTACACTTAAATTTATAACAAAATGATTTGGGTAATAGATTTTACCTTTACTCGACATAAAGGACTATCAAATGAGAAAACATATGATATTCAAGCTATATTTTTTTTAATAATACCAATATTTATAATGATTGACAGTTAATTATGGAACCAAATGATGAAGTTACTACATTCCTTGCAAATGTATGTAAAAAAATACCTTATTTTGTAGATAAGGAACTTATGGATGAGTTTGATATTGAATTTGAATATAAAGGAATGGAATATCATCTATCTTTAACCAGACATGAACTCGTAAAAAAATCAATATGGAAAAGAATGAAAGAGATATTTTAATAGCTGATCTGATGAGGATGTTGGCAGGAATGGACCCTACTGATCCAGCCATGGCAGGAATTAAATTCTTTCGAGAGATTGAAGCTTATATAGATAAAATAGAACAGATTGGGAAGAAGGAAGGATTTGCGGAAGGTTATAAGGAAGCCAAACGGAAGATTGAAAAAGAACAAAGTAAATTAAACTGATATGATCTCCTCATTAGAAATACATAATTTTCAATCACATGAGAAAACAGAACTCGAATTCTCCCCAGGCGTCAACGTCATTATTGGAAGTTCCGATGGAGGAAAAACGGCAATTATTAGAGCAATGCGTTGGCTTATTTGGAACCGACCAAATGGAGATTCCATCCGTTCTCGTTGGGGAGGAGAAACATCTGTTACACTTAGAACTGAAGACGGTTCGATTATTCGGAGTAAAGATAAAATTGATTCATATCTGCTGGTTACTGCCGAAGGAGAAGAGTTTACGTTTAAGGCTTTTGGTACTTCGATTCCGGAAGAGATTCAAAACTTTCTTAATATCAATGAAATAAATTTGCAAAGGCAACTTGATGCTCCTTTCCTATTCAGTGAGACGCCTGGAGCTATTGCTCAGCATTTCAATAAGATAGCAAAACTTGACAAGATTGATATTGGTACGCAGAATGTTAATTCATGGATTCGAGACCTGACTTCTACCATAGGAGTAGAAGCTAAGAAGGATAAACCGGCAACCGGATTGATTAAGAAAATAGCGGATACAGAACTGGACTTATCCAAATATGATTACCTTGAGAAGGCAGAAGTAGATTTGGAGATATTGGAAGGAATGCAAGATCAGCTCCGTAGATTATCCAACCAACTTAATGGAATCCAGTTATTATATTATGACTATTGTGAAACCAGCCAGTTTATTGATAGTTATAAGGCTGTCATCAACTCTGAGCATAAGATAGACCTTTTATTAGGATTGATAAATGAGCAAAAGGAATTAGATAAGGAATCAGAAGATTTAGAGAATCGGGTTGAGCAAATACTTGCCATTCAAAATGAAATCAAAGAATGTGAAGAGATTATAGCAGCAGAAAAAGATATAAAGATATTAATATCTTTATATCAGGAATTCAATGAAGTGGAACAGTATGAAGCTGATTTTGGGGCTCTTATAAATTATGCAAAGAATACTAAACAAGGATTAGAAATAGAAGAGAAAAAATATAGCATCAGACTTGCCCAATTTGAAAAGGCATTTCCTGATATCTGTCCTTTATGTGATCAACCAGTTAAATTACATAAGCATGATTAAACCAACAGCAATATTAACAAGTGATTGGCACCTAAGGGAAGATACTCCTACTTGCTTCATTGGTGATTGGAATCAGGAGCAATGGAAGGCTGTTGAGCAGGTCAGAGCATTACAGGCAGAGCATGATTGTCCAGTAATACATGCGGGTGATCTATTTGATAATTGGAAACCTTCTCCTGGTTTGATTTCTCAAGCTTTATATTTCTTACCTGAACAATTTTATACTATCTATGGACAACATGATCTTCCACAACATAGTTGGGAATTAAGGAGTAAAAGCGGATTACATACTTTAGAAGTAGCAGATAAGATAAAAGTATTGAAAGAATGTCATTGGGGACAGTCCCCAAAGAAAGGTAGTTTATTCTTTCCAAATAGGGAAGTTGATAGGACTATTCTTGTATGGCATTATATGACCTACCTCAAATCTCCATACCCAGGAGCCTCTAAAGGCATGGCAGAAGGATTATTAAGAAAATATCCACAGTTTGATTTGATTGTCACGGGAGATAATCATCAATCATTTACCATTGAGTATGAAGGGCGATTACTGGTTAATCCTGGAAATCTAACCCGTCAGGAAGCAGATCAGATTGATTTTAAGCCAAGAGTTTATCTGTGGGATGCCGATACCAATACGGTAGAGCCAGTGTATTTAAACGTCATGGATGATGTGATATCAAGGGAACACCTTATAGTTCGCGATAAAAGGAATGCCCGTATTGATGCCTTTATAAGTAAGTTTGATAGTGACTGGGAAATAGGAACTTCGTTTGAAGATAATTTGGAATTATTTAAGAGTACTAACCAAGTACGATCATCTGTAATGGATATCGTATATAAAGCAACAGAGTTATGAAAGAAGAAACTGATGTTAAGAAAAAGCTAAGAATCAATCTGGAAAGAGCCGTGCTATCAACCAATATCTTTTTAAAAGAGGTTGTTAGTGAGATGAGTCTTATTATCTTGCTTAGGAATGTCCATCCGGCACTTCGCCCTGAGACAGCAGCCAAACTGGAAGATAATGGAATGATAACAAAATCAGAAGCAAGTGAATTTGTAAAAATCATAGGAAGATGATATCAGAGAAAGAATTATTGAAGATGAAAACGGAAGTAGAGGATGCTAAATCATCCGTTAGTAATCTTAAAGGACAACTTACTGCTATTCTGAAACAGCTCAAAGATAATTATAAATGTGAATCCACTGAAGCTGCAGATAAGCAAATAGGAAAGATTAGGACTAAAAAGTCCGAAATACAAAAGCAAATGGAAGAATACTCTGCTGAGCTTGAACAGCGCTTAGGATTATCAGAAACATAATGGAACGTAGAACCTTTCTAAAGAATATCTTTGGGGCTGCTGTGGTAGCAGCAATGCCTGCTATTGTAGTAAAAGAGATTAAGAAATTTGCTCCACCAGAAGTATTTACACCAACACCTGATATAATAAGAGAGTGGGCAAATAAGGTATTGTATATCTTTGATGATAACGGATTAATAGGAGGAACTACTCAATTCTCTTTATGCCTTAAACCAAATTTTATAGAAATAACAAGTCATGCATCAAAATGGAGGGAATTTGAAAAAGGTCCTACTGAATGGCATATAGATTGTTCTAAAATGTTGTGGATTGATCGTGAAAAAGGAATGGATTATTTTTATGAAAATAAACGATTTCTAATTGCTTTTAGAAATGATAATGTGAAGCTATTTGGAGAAGCTTATATAGCAAATTTTACAACCACAGCACCATTATATCAAGAGATTGAAGAAGATATAATGCTACAAGGTACAGGACAATTAATAATAGGAACAGATGTTAATCCAAGAATTGAGAAACAAATTAGAGAGGCAGAAGGGGAAAAAATTGCAGTTAGACTCGAATCTGAACTCTTTAAAGGAGGATCTAAAAGACTCAAAGCGTAGTCTGCATCGCCACGAGCAGGCAAGGGAGATCATCAGGGAAGTGGGATTAAAAACTCAGCAGCAGTTACAATTTCATATCTCTGATATCACATCCCTGGCGCTTGAATCAGTATTTCCAGATCCTTATGAACTAAAGGTTAATTTTATCCAGCGTAGAAATAAAACTGAGTGTGATCTTTTATTTGTAAGAGATGATATGGAATTAGATCCTGCTGAGGAGTCAGGAGTAGGTCCGGTGGATATTGCTTCCTTTGCCTTGAGAATAGCTTCCTGGAGTATGCAAAAACCGCATTCCAGAAATACTATTATATTGGATGAACCCTTTAAATGTCTGAGTGATGATTTCCAAGAGAAGGCTTCCACTATGATAAAGCAGATATCGCAGAAATTAGGTATCCAATTCATCATAGTCACTCATGAACCAATCTTAGCCAGTTATGCTGATAAAATATTTGAAGTAAAGAAATCTCGTAAAACAAAAAGATCAAATATAACAACATCATGAAAAAACGAGTCACATCATTTGATTATTCATAAATATGTACATAATGAATTAAATAAACGAATTATGGAAAGAGGAAAAAATAACATACAAAAAAATTGCATTTACAACGGTGATTGTTTAGAGTTAATGCCTTTGATTCCTGATAAGAGCATTGATATGATACTTTGTGATTTGCCCTATGGGACTACCGCTTGTAAGTGGGACACTATAATCCCTTTTAAACCACTTTGGGAGCAATATAAGCGAATCATAAAAAATAATGGTGCAATAGTATTAACCGCATCACAACCATTTACCACCATTTTGATAAACAGCAATATGAATCTTTTTCATTGTGAGTGGATTTGGCATAAATCAAAACCCTCTGGAGTTGCTTTTACCACACAACCAATGAGAAATCACGAACAAGTCTTGGTGTTTGGTAAAATAAAAACATTTAATGCAATACACGAAGAAAGAGAGGGATTTACAGAATCAAGCATTAAAAGGTTTGCAAGCGGTGAAAATTTGGGTTCTTACAGAAATCACGGCAATTCAACTACTGGTATGCCAAAAACGGAATTAAAGAAAATAGAAAGGTTGCGAAAACCAACAACAATAAAAAAATTTGCAAGCGTTCCGAATAGACTTGGTACACTTCACCCCACCCAAAAACCAGTAGCCCTCTTTGAGTACCTCATCAAGACCTACACCAACGAAGGCGACCTTGTATTAGACAACTGTGCAGGAAGTGGTACAACTGCGATAGCATGCATAAATACAAAAAGGAATTATATCTGCATAGAAAAAGATAAAAAATATTTTGACATAGCCGAAGCACGTATTAAAGCATGGGAGATAGAAAAAACGAGTCACATCATTAGCTCATTTTCTCTATTTTGATTATTCATAAATATGTACATAATGAATTAAATAAACGAATGAACTTTTTAACCCATAACAATCAATAACAATAAGATGAAAAGAGTTTATAAATATCCATTGTTAATAATAGATGAGCAAATAGTGAAAATGCCTGTTAATGCTCAGATATTAACAGTTCAAATACAAAACGGGGAGCCATTTATCTGGGCACTTGTAAATCCTACAGGTGAACTATTCCCTTATAAATTCCGACTGGCAGGTACAGGACATGAAATTAATGAAAGTTCAAATATGTCTTATATCGGATCATTCCAAATGAGAGGCGGAGCATTAGTATTCCATCTCTTTAAATTCATTCTGCCATGAACGCAACCGAAAAGAAATATGTAGAAAAGCTGAAAGAGTACATTCCGGAAATACTAAAATACAAATTTGTAATTCCTATGGATATGTACGATAAATTTGAATCTCAAATATCTGCTCTTGAATCACAGATAAGAGAAGAAGAGAGTTATCCGAGGGAGTTTGTAGAATGGATTAATTCGGAAGATGATGGAAAGAGGAAAAAATAACATACAAAAAAATTGCATTTACAACGGTGATTGTTTAGAG